ATGAAGATGGGAACCCGAAGTGTGCTGTTTGGCGCGCACCAGTTCGCTATCCATCCCTGGTTCGTGGCGCGGGCGTGGTGGAAACTGTACGTCTTTCCCTCGGACCCGCGGCTGTGGGTGGCGTTCTTCGTCCACGATATCGGCTACCTCGGCAAGCCCAACATGGACGGCCCGGAGGGTGAAGAGCACCCCTGGACCGGCGCCAGGATCATGCACAAGCTGTTCGACGGCACAAGGATTGGCCGCCTGCTCGATCGGCGCTTTGAGACGTGCCCGGACAGCCGTGGGTGGCTCTGGTTCACCCTGTGCCATTCGCGTTATCTGGCAAAGAAGTACAACACGCATTACTCGAAGCTCTGCGTCGCCGACAAGCTGGCCATCGCCCTGACGCCCTGGTGGATCTACCTTCCCATGGTGACACTCACCGGAGAAATCGACGAGTACATGGGCAATGGGAAGCGTTCGCAGACGAAAGAGCACGTCAGCAAGGCCGAGCGGCACGGCTTGACCTCGGATGACAAAAGGCTGTGGTTCAAGGGTCTCCAGCAGTACATGCTTCGGTGGGTCGAGACGCACAAGGACGGCCGCGAGGATCAGTGGACGAAGCGAACGGAGGCGGCGTGAACAGCTTTCAACTACAGCAGGTCGCCGATGGACAGTTCTCCGACTGCTTGACGGAGATGATGCGCAAGGTGCCGGATTACTCCGGCGAGGACCAGAGCGGGGACACGCTCGGGAATTTCAAGAACGCGGCCGAGACCGCCGGCGTCACGAAGTTCCAGGCTTGGCTCGTGTTCTTTCGCAAGCACGGCATGGCGATCGAGAAGTTCTGTCGGACGGGCGTCGTCACCAGCGAACCGATCGAGGGCCGGATCACGGACGCGATCAACTACCTGGTGTTCCTCCGAGCGATGGTCAAAGAGGAGCGTTACGGAGGCAGGCCGTTACAAGACAAGGGCGGCCAATGAACGGCCACTTCGTTTCAAGATCAGCAGGCGGACCATGCTCGATATGCGGTGGGCGGGCGACCCACCAAGTCGGTGAGGAAATTCCACCCGACGAACCGCGACCAGGCGTCTTCCTGGACCGGCACAACTTCACGGCTCCGGTCTGCTGCGCGTGTTTCCGTCGAATCTTCGGCGCGGCTGTGCTCTGCCCGGAAGAGGAGCTACATGGCAATCAAGACTGAGATTGAATGGTGTGACTCGACGCTGAATCTCCAGATGGGCTGCGACGGCTGTGAGTTGTGGAACCCGAAAGCCGGAGTGAAGCGCTGCTACGCCGGAAGACTCACTGAACGATGGGGCGGAAAGAAGGGCTGGCCCGTCACCTTCGAGCAGCCCGCGGTCTTCCCCGAGCGCTTACAAGAAGCTCTTCGCTGGCCGGATCTCACCGGCACGGATCGCCCCGACAAGCCGTGGCTGAATGGTTACCCTCGCGTGATCTTCCTGAACGACATGGGGGACACGTTTACGGCGAGCCTGCCGCTGATGTGGCTCACTGAGTTCCTGCCAGGCATGATAGATTCCCCGCATGTCTATATCATCCTGACGAAGCGTCCGGCGCGTATGGTTGAGTTCTGGCGTCGGTACACGTGGATTCCAAACAACTTCTGGCTTCTCACCAGCGTAACCGGCCCCGAGAATATCGGGCGCATCGAGAATATCTGGCGCATCCGTGAGCTTCTGAGGCTGCGGGCGCTCGGGGCGCGGGTGCTCGGGGTGAGCTACGAGCCAGCGTGGGGGCCGGTGGACTTCAGGCCGTGGCTGCCGGTGGCGGGATCACCGTTAGCCCAAGGAGGCGTAGAGTGGCCGTACCTGAGCTGGCTCATCGCCGGCGGCGAGAGTGGGGCCGGGGCGAAGCCATCGCATCCCGATTGGTTCCGTGCTGCCCGCGATGCCTGCCAGACGGCGGGGACCGCGTTCTTCATGAAACAGATCACAGACCGCGGTCGCAAGCTTCCGTTCGGACAATGGCCAGGCGACCTGCAAGTTAGGGAGATGCCGCGTGCCCAAAGGTAACCCTGGATCGCTCCACTATCGGTGGTCTTCAGGCGTTGGCGAGCACCGCGAGGGCTACGTGAAAGTTCGCGTCGGCAAACTTCACCCGCTATCCGACCGCAATGGATGGACCTATCTTCACCGCTTGATCTGGTGGGCTGCCGGCCGGACAGTTCCAAGTGGCTACGTCCTTCACCACAAGAATGAAGACAAGCGTGACAACCGGCTGGAGAATCTTGAGGCCATAACCAGAGCGGAGCACAATCGGCTTCACAACCAGGACAAAGAGACCGACCCCAAAACCGGGCGGTTCGTCGGCAAGAAAGCATCAGGCGCCATGCTCGATGGCGTCGCATGGCGGCAGATGCCGGATGTGCTGAAATGATCCAGGCATACTACAGGGAGCCCGGAATTACGCTGTTCCACGGGGATGCTCGGGAGGTTTGCCCGGCACTCGATCCGTGCGAATCGATCATCACCGATCCGGTCTGGCCGAACTGCGAGCACGTGTTTCCAGGCATCGACGCCCATGGTCTACTGGCCAGCGTGCTCGAACAACTTCACCAGGCGAAGCGCGCAGTGGTCCACTTGGGGTGTATGTCAGATCCGCGATTCCTTCGTGCTGTCCCGTCGGTCTGGCCATACTTGCGCACCTGTTACCTGGAGTATGCGCTGGTCGGTTACGCCGGCCGCGTGTTGCGCGACGCCGATGTCGCCTACGTCTTCGGAGAGCCGCCGAAGTCCTTGCCGGGCGCCAGAGTTATGCCTGGCCGTGTTATTGCCACGCGCACCGATTTTAAGCGCGGCCACTTAAGGGGCACCGAGAACGTGAAGAACGTAAGGGCGCTCCGGCACCCATCGGTGCGAAAACTTGAGCACGTGCGCTGGCTTGTAAAGTGGTTCGGCGGATCGTCCGTACTCGATCCTTTCGCGGGGTCCGGCACTACGCTGGTCGCCTGCAAGGCTCTCGGTGTGCCCGTCGTCGGCGTCGAGATTGAGGAGCGTTACTGCGAACTTGCGGTTAAGCGCTTGGCTCAAGGCGTTCTGTTCGGATCGGAGAACGCCGCATGATCCTCGCTCTCGACGGAAACGGGAAGCTGATCGCCAAGGCCCGTCCGCGACACGAGCCGGGCGTGATGAACGGGACGGAGCGAGCGTATGCCGAGCACCTGGAGGTCAGGCGCCGATGTGGAGAGATCCAATGGTTCGACTTTGAGGGGATCAAGCTGCGGCTGGCGAAGGCGACGTTCTACACGCCCGATTTTCTGGTAGTGGCGGCGGATGGGTCCCTGGAGGTCCACGAGGTGAAGGGCTTTTGGGAAGACGACGCCAGGGTGAAGATCAAGGTCGCAGCCGAGCAGTTCCCGTTTCGGTTCATTGCAGCCAGCCCACGCCCGAAGCGCGACGGCGGCGGGTGGAACTTCGAGGAGTTTTGATGGAGGAGTTTTGATGGTTACCTGGCGCCTTCAACAGCACGGCAACGCTTGCCTACCCGCGTCAACAACGTGCGCGGATGCGAACACCGGCTTTGAAGGCGCCTATACGAGTCTACGCCGAAGAGTTGGAGAAGACTAACTAATGCCGAACAGAATTTTGAGGGAAGGGATCCTAACATCGGAGCGCGTCAACGGGCTCTCGATGGAGGCGGAACTGTTCTACCGCCGCCTGATGTCGGTGGTCGACGACTACGGGCGGTACTTCGCCAACACCACCCTGCTCAGGACGCAGGTTTATCCCTTACGGCCAGACCTGTACTCCGGGGAACAGATCGGGGAGTTCCTGAACGAGTGCGCGCAGCAGGGGCTTCTCTTGGTTTACACCCACAACGGGAAACGATACCTGGAATACACCGACTTCAACCAGCGGGCCAGGTACAGCAGCAAGTTCCCGCCGCCCGGAGACAGGCCGGTGTCCGTCGAAAGGCCGCCGGCGTCTATCCATGGTCAACCAGAAGGCCAGCCGGAGATCGAGGACGGCCAGAAGTATGTCCACGGTCGGTCCGAAGACGGTCCCGAGGCTGCCCACGGACAGACCTCGTCGGTCCTTGGTCAGACCACGGCGCGCCATAGCCCGCCAAAGTCCGCCACGGCGCGCCAAAGTCAGTCCCTAATCGAAGGCGTAGGCGTAGTCGAAGGCGTAGATCAATCAGTCAACGTAAAGCTAGGTACTTCAGGGCGCGAGAGGGAGGCCGGATTGATTGACTCTGACCGGAAAGAATTGGCGGAAGCGTTGCGGAAATTCTCGAACTCAGAGTTCGGAGATCCGCCTGCTGGAGTCCTCCACGCAATTGAAACGTCGGCGGCTGGAGCGCCAGTGAGCGAAATCGTCGAACTCTTCCGGCGAAAGTACTTCGACGGCTACAAGCCGGGGAAGACGAACGGTCCGAAGGGCTGGCCCTGGTTCGTCACGGTAGCGAAGAACCACTTCCAGCAGCGCGCAAATCGTTCAGGCGAAGCCAAGCCACGTTCCAACTCCCTCGACATCCTCGCGAAGCCGCCAGACCGCGCCACGGCGCGCCACGGCGAAATGGCGAGGGTTACGCGCTCCGACATGGACAAAATCATCGGCGGGTCTGGATGAAAAACGGTACTCGCGGTACTCCCTTTTCCACGAGAGGTTTTCTGGAATCTAAACACCGCTCTTTTCATGGGGAGCGCTGACCACTTCACGGATGACGAGATGGCGATATATTGCCTGGGGAGGGTGCGGGTGAATGACGGGGAGAGGCTGGAGCGCCACGTGGTCACGTGCCTGAATTGCAGAAGAAGGCTGTTAGAAATGGCGGAATACGTCGCGGTGATGAAGGCGGCTTTGTGGGGACTCGTAATGAGGAGAGAATAGTTCGGAGGGTTGGGGCCGGAGTTGCCGGCCCCGCGTTTACTTAATCTTTCAACTGGAATCGTGCTTTCGGTTTCTTCATTTCACCATCACCTCAACTGGCGGCTGCGCAGCCCAGAACCTGATGCTGGAGCGCAGCCGCTTGTTCCTGTCCTGGTGGACCAGGCAGATTCCGTAGATGCTCCCCCAGGCGCGGTCGATGTCGTGCTCGCTCGGCGAGCGGTCCGGATCCCCGGTACCGTGCCTGAAGGGGTGGCTGTGGATGTCGCCGAGGACTTCGGCTTCGATGTCGCTGGCATGGGCGCGGGCCTCGATGATCCAGTGCGGCCTAACGTTGACCGTGTCCTCTGTGCAGCAGGCATCGACACCATCGGGGAAGTACAGATCCTCGACATAGACGTCCGAGCAGCAGTCGTGCCCAACCAGGTAGGCAAACTTCTCCCGCGGGAAGGCGAGTTTCGCCTCCCGCTTGAACTGGTCGAGAAGTTTTCGGGAGACCTCGACACGAATAGAGCGCATCAGGCGGCCACTGGCAGGCTCACGACAGGCGTGAACTCCCGGCGCTGCGGCGTCCGGTAGAACCCGCGGTCGTAGAACGGCAGGAACTCCGCACGGAACCGGGTGATCCGCCCGTCTTCGGCCTGGTTGATCCACACCAGGCAGCCGCCCACGTGCGCCTGGATCTTGCACTTCCGCATGAAGACGCTCTGGTCGACCGTACAGCCGGTCTGAAGGCACCAGACCTCTCGCGGGAAGCACAGGTCGAACTTGTGATAGTGCCCGATCAGGATTATGTTCGGCTTCTCGCCCCCCTGGAGCGCTTCGACGATCTTCTGCGGTGCGTAGCTGAGCGCGTAGGCGCTCCCGCCTCCGGGGTGCATGACTTTCATCATTCGGGAGCCGCGCTTGGCTTTGAGTTCTACGTCGGCCTCCATGTAGCCGAGGTAAACCAGGTCGTTCCGGCCGGCGGCCCGAGCACGGAGCATGGCGTACCGGCCGATCTCGACGCGCTCGCGCTTCTGATACCAGCCCTCATGATCGTCACCGGCAACGAAGTGCGTTGTGATACCCGGCCGCTGAGGGTAGTTCTCGATCCAATAGTCGAGCTGATCGTCCATTCCGAAGACTTTGATGTCGTGGAAGTTCAGCCTTCCGGCTTCGCCTTCGATCCAGTTGCCGGTGTTGAAGACTTCTGTCACGCCCTCGTCGGCGTATACGTCGTAGATCGCGTTGAGCACGTCGCGGCGCTCGTGTTTGCTGCCCAGGTGATTGTCTCCACAGGCGCCGAAGACGCGCATCCCGGTCTTGTAGTCGGCCATCGAGTGGACAATGAGCGGCTCGGAGCTTCCGGGCCGAACAGGAGCGAACTCGGCCAAGTCTTCGGCGACGTTGACGCTGTAGCCCACGGATTTCAGGGCTGCCAGATCTTTTCGGACGGTTTTCTCGGAGCAGTCCAGGCGCTCGGAGATGTTGCGCACGGTCAGACGTTGCTTCGCGCGGGCCAGGAGCGTTCGGAGGCGTGGGTGCGGGTTGGCGCCACGTGCAGGCCTCGAGCGGAGCACCTGGCTGCACTCGCTCGAACAGCAACGGTAGTCGAGCCTCCAGACGCCTTCTTTTCCACACACCGGACAGGTCTGTTTTCCTTTGCGCAAGGCTTCCTCCCAGAATCAGATGAATGTGGCCCGAGACAACGCCACGGGTAACGGCAGCGGCCAGGACATCAGGCAGGTGTGGTCAAACGCCCACAGATTGACGAGCGGCGCCGACTGCGCCACAGCATACAGGTAATCTCTCTCCCATGGACAGCCGCCGTTGAAGATCGCCACCAGGAACGCCGTGTCCGCCTTGGGCCAGGTCAGAGGAGACGTGTAAGGAAACGTCACCGTCTCCCGCGTCTTGTTGTGGTTGCGCTCCTGGCTGCCGAAGCTCAGGGCCTCCATCTTCATTCGGTCCAGGCCGGAGCCGCTTTTTGTCTCGAACTCGCTCGGCAGATTGACGTAGCGGTTCAGTTGCCCGCCGATCCCGAAGCTGTTCTGCGTCGGGTAGTTGACATCGTAGGGCCAGAGCAACTCGAACTTCGCGCCCGAGTAGGTCGCCAGAACGTGGTTCCTGATCGTGTCGATATGCGTTTTGATTCGGCCGCGGAGCCAGTTCGCGTCCGCGTAGCTGTTCACGCTCGGGTCGCTGGTCGGCGCCGCGAACACGTACAGGTCCCGGCCCAGGGCGGTGTTTGCAGCCGCCTTCGTGTCCGCGTCATAGAAGGCCATCGACGCCGGCGAACCACCAGCGAAGAACCACCAGACGAACTCGCCAAACTGAAGCCACGGCGTAAGCGTCGCGTCGTTCATCAGCTTCGCCAGTTCCTTGTAGGCCGCCTTCTGAAAGTCGGCCACGCGCGAGATGAACGCACAGTGCGCGCTGTTCAGACCACCGAACCCGGTAGCCGTGAGAACACGGGTGCCATCATTGAATCTGGCGATCATCGGCGAGCCGGCAGAGTCAGGCGGGTCTACAAGCTCCATCGAAAGCGCGGCCACGCAGCCCCAGTTTTTCACGTCGATCTCGGCGAAGAAGTCAGCGTGCCACTTGCGCGTCGGGAAGTTGATCGGGTTCGACGCCGCCGTGTCGATCTCCCACGTTCCCTCGGTCCCTGCCGCCAGGCTTCCCGACTCGCTGATCGTCCCGTTCGTGCTGGTCTTACTGGTGGATTTCGTGAATGTCCACATCGGCGTGCGGACGTTGACCTTGAGCTTCCCGGCACCATCCCGCTCGGCCCACACACCGATGAACGTCTCGTTGATGAAGTAAACGAAATGGTCGGCGATGGTGTCTATAGTGTCAGCCGGAAAGACACTCTTTCCCATCGTGGTTCCGCCGATGGTCACGAAGGCCGAATCCCCGTCCACCCAGGTTCCACCAAACGTGATTGTCCATGTGTTCCAAGAACCCCCGACGCGTTTCCGCTGATTCCACCAGAAGACGCCCACGTAGTGGTTCACGGTCCCGCGTAGTCCGAGGCGGTCCAGGTTCCAGACCAAACGCTGAGGCGTCAGCTTGTAGCTGTGGTCTGTGTCATAGTCCGTCGCCGGGGAAACGGTCGTTGTCGTCGCCGTCGGGTCCGGGACATCGCCGGTCTTTGCCGCCACCAGGTGATCGAAGTAGAAGTAGTAATCCGTGCTGGAGGCGTGCTTGGTTCCCTTGACACGAAGCTCTACCGTGTGCTTCCCGGCCGCCACGGCTGAGCGCACCTTGCGCCGCGTCACAACAGCGGGCTCGGCGCTCAGGTAGCAGTCAAGATCCGTCTCTGAGTCACCGTCGAGCTTCACGCCAACAATTCCACGATCCGTGTACAGGCTGGTTCCGACGTACAGGTCGTGTGAGTACTGGCAGTGGTACTCCACGGTGACTTTATCGTTGGCAGTCTTGCTCCGGCGCGAGAAGCCGCGCCAGTAGAACCCGCTCTCTTCCGTCCAGCCCGAACCCGTGTAGGCGGCCCAGGCGTCTCGGTTACCGATCCACGTTGAGCCAGGCTCGGCGACCTTCAGCGGCCGCTTTGTGTTGGGATCAGTGACGCTCCAGTTGGAGAACGTGGCTGTCCATTCGGTGTCGGCGTAAACGGTTGAGTCCGCGAGCCTCGGCGCAAGAGTCAGCCAGCACTGCCGGATAGAGTCGATCCCCCGCGCCGTGAAGTCGATCTTGACGCGCCAGGTCACGTTTGAGCTTCCGCCGGCCAGCGCCAGCGTCGCCGCGTCGAACTTGAGGTTGTTGTTTTTCCATATCCCGTACAGCGTGACCATGTTGCCGTCGTCGCCGCCGCGCTCGGCGAGATACTTCACCCCGGTCTGCGTGCCTGCGGTTGCCGTCAACGTGATCTGCGTTTGCGAGTCGAGCGTCGAGACGGTGTACGCCACTCCGTTGATGTAGATCGTCGAGCTTGCCGCCACCCCCGTAAACTTGTCACCGCTCACCCACGTCACCGTGGTCCCGCTGGTGTTGACGGTGCCGTACCGGGCGGCCTTCAGCGTGATCGCCGCGCCCGACGTTGACGCCATGACCGCCAGCGTCGGACCCAGGCTCGGCCAGTTCGCCGTGTTTATCTGGTCACGGATGTTCTCGGCGACCGTGGTCGCCGTGACTCCGGTGGGCGGGTCGGGCACGATGTAGTCGAAGGCGATGTTCTGAAGCCACAGCGTGACCCGGTCAAATGCCACCAGGCCGTTGTCCTGAACCGTGATAGTGCCAGAGGCAACAGAGAACGTCCCTGCCTGGAGCGTCGCGTAGTCCCACAGCTTCACCTGTGCTGTCGAGCCATCGCTCTTGATGACATCCAACGTTGCCCAGTCGATCCAGTTGTATTTCGGCGAGTCGATTGGCTGAAGCCCGGTCCCGTAGGCCAGGTCAAACTCCAGCACGATGCCGCCGAAGTCGAAGTCGGGCAGGTACTCCATCGAGTAGTGCTCGAAGAAATTGTCGGCGTCCCAGAGAACAACAACGGCGAAATCGGCCATGTCGCGGAACACGCCGTAGGTTTTGAAGCCGGTCGCGCTGGCTTCGCAGATCGCTGCCGACGCACCCCGGCGGTCGAACCCGCGCAGTTGGATCGTGCGGTGCGGTTGGAGCTTGTAGATCGTCTCTGACACGCGAATGTGGGGCCCTCGCTTGGGAGGGCCCCGAAGCAGAGGTTACCAGGGCCGCAGGTCGGTCACTGTGCCGAGGCGGTTCTGCGCGTCGTAGGTCACGGAGGCCAACTGAACTGCGCCAGTTGGGAAGCTGCTCACGCTGTACTCGACCTTCGCGTGTGCCCCGCTGGTCGAGCCATCCACTTGAGACGAGGATCCGCTGAGTCCGAACACCAGCTTGTTGTCCAGCAGGTATACACGTAGTGTGCCTTCCGCGGTACTGGAGTTGTGTGTGTAGGTGTACATGCCCAAGGCAACGTATGCCTTTGAGCTGACCGTGCGTCGGGCGAAGTCCGAATCGGTGCAACTTCCGCACACAAACGCCTTGTCAACGCCGCTTCCGGTGGTCTTGGTGACCTTCCAGTCCCACACGTTGCTGGTATCCGAAGCGAAGTTTCCGGTCAGCTTCACTTCGCCAGTGTGTGACGAGTCGAAGGTGATCGAGACATCGTACGTCGAGGAATTGATCGTGTATTCGAAGAAGTCGGTCGCCTTGAGGACGCCGTTCGAGTCGTACACCCGGACGCCGAATTTGTCGCTCCCCAGGTTGTGCGTGCTCCCGGTGATGGTCACCGAGGACTGGTTGTTGATGCTCTGGACGTACGTGGTACTGCCAAAGGCGAGCCCAGGCATGGCCAGAAGCGCGAGGAAAACAGAAAGGACTTGTCTCATTTTTGTTTGTGTATCTCCGTTTGGTTAGGCTAAAACCTGAAGAATCAGGCCGTTATTAAAGAAAAGTCATCCACCGACAAGCACCCGCCAGGCCCTCGCGACACGACGCCACTGGCGCTGGTCTACAACGAACCGGTTCATGGCTGTTATGTACAGGTTGTACTCTTTGCTGAAGTCGTTAAGATCGCGAGCGTCTATTGGGACACGTTCGTTGGTTGCGCGGGCAGCGGCCACGGCGGGAAGCGCCAACATCAGCTTGCGTCGCGTCACAGATACACCATTACCGAGAGGTCGGAACCAGGGAACGTCGTGCCAACGGCCGTGATATCCAAACGGACATTGGTTCCGGCCGGGATCTCCGGCGATGAGCTCAGTTGACCCGCCGTCGCGGTCACGGACAAGGACGCGGCTGGAATCGTGAGGCTGATCCATTCGGTTGATCCGAGCAGGATCTTGACGACCAGGGCGGCGCCTGTGGGTGCCTGTTTCACGATGGCCTTGACCTTCCTGGCCACCGATGCGGTGTTGATTTCCAGTCGCGGTGCTACATCACTGGCGATTGCCAGTGTGCCCTCAACGTCGAGCTTGAGCGCGCTTTGAAAATCGTCGGTTGCGAGGCCGACCTGCCGGAACAGGTAGAATTCTCGGATCTGGCAGGCGCTCTCCGGCGTCTCGTTGCCGCCGCCGTCAATCGGTAACACCTGCATTAACAGCGGGATTTCCCCGAACCCGGTCAGATCCACTGGGAAAGACGGGACGGAGGCCGGCGAGAAATTGTCAATGTTCATGGCGGTCGAGTACGCCTCTGTCAACCAGTCCGGCTCCTCGGTGACGAAGCGCGAGGTCGCATCCGGCGTCACATCCCAGGTCCCCTCGATCGTGAGAACGGTTGGCGTGTGAGATTCGATCTTTCGAATCTGGCCCGCACCCTTGCCGGCAATAATTCGGGCCAACTTGCCCACAGCGTCATTCGCTTCCAGTCCACGAGTGAGCTTCCGCGCCGTGCCAAAGTCGGTGTACGCGCCATTTCCAACCGAACCGTTCAGGGTGAACTGGGTCGTGTTTACGACAGTGACCGTCCAAACCCCATTGGCCGCAGCGTTGCCCTCCACGTAGTCGATTCTCACCTTGTCGTTGGTCGAGAATCCGTGAGCGGCGGACGTGGTGATCTGAATCGGCGTGGCGTTCGTCGCGGCCGTCACATAGAAGGCTCCGTACAGCGCCAGGGAGTTATCGAATCGGGAGTCTCCGATGGTGTTCGCGCTGAACGTGTCTGGCTTGGTTCGCATTACAAGCAAGTAGCGCATCCCGGCTCCGAACGTCATCACCGCGTTGGGCGCCGGGTCATAGTTCGTCGTGTCCACCGTCAGGGTATCCGACGTGTTCGATGACACGCGGAAATTCCACACCGGCGGCGCATCGCCCGAGCCGGTATCGTAACCGATCACGGAACAGTCGAACCCCGCCCATTGGTTCGTGTCCCAGTAGGCGTTTGCCACGGTGATTGTCGCAGCGCCAGCCCCGGTCATCTCGATTCCGAACACGCCCAGGTTGCGAGCGCGCTTGACTCTCAGTACCAGCGTGTCGAACTCCGGGTCGGGAATGGGCTTGCCAAGGTCCAGCGCAACGGGACCGTTGAACGTGATGGATGCCGGCGTTCCGGCGATCGTGCTCTGGTAGTGGAGTCTGTACGGGTCTGTCCCGGCGTACAGCGCGTACTGCGTCGTGGCCGCATCCCAGTCCAAATCGGAAACGGTGATCGTGTTCGTGCTGGTTCCTGCCGGAACACGAATCCGGCAGGTGGTGGACGGCACCGTGATCTCACCGCCGGAGTTGAGTGCGCACAGGGCCAGCCAGTAGTCCTGGTTGCCCGCAAGCTGCCCGCCCGTGCTGGCGCTGGTTCCTTCGTTCGGAACGAAAGGCGGGCGGAACGACGACGGGAACACGTTGACCGGCGGGTTCACCGAAGCCGTGAAGCGGAAGACGCCTTCGTCATCCTTGGAAGACGCAAGCGCATAGAACCTTTCGCGGCCCCACAGCGGATCGGTCTTTGCAAGTCCACCTGTACCGGTCTGGCCGCGTAGCGCCATGGGCGGCCGGGCAAGGCGGTTGCGGTGAAATCCAGAGTACCGCGGAGCATCCTCCTGGCCGTAGGTATCCACATACCAGTCGTCGCTGTGCCATGTGGCCGTGACGCGGCAAGTCTCGAAGTTGGCCGCCGGCTGAAGGCGCTGGAGGCGGACCAGTTGATTCGAGATCCCGTAGGCCGGGTAATCCAGCAGGCAGAGCTGCCCGACCTGGAGATGCACGGCCTTGAAAGTCGTCTCGAACTCGAAATGCAGCGTCCCGCCGGCGTCCCCCAGGGGGTTGTTGCGCGCGTTTCCCCTGAGTGACTCGGCAAGCCATGTGCCGATCACCCGTCGCGCCTGGTCGAAGTTGTTGATCCCCTCCAGCGGGAAGCTACCAGAAATGTCCTGGTTGTTGGCCCTGGTCAACGCCTCGGTGTCAACTACAGTGAGCGAGTCGAAGGCGAAGTTGTTATGGAAGTCCTGGAACGTCAGCGCGACACGGTTCGGCGTGTCTGTGTTTGGGCGCTGAGAAACCTTGAGAGTGGAGAGGCTGTCGCGCCGGATGATGTTCGACTCGTCGAACTTGTAGGCGACGTAGCCGTTGGCTGCCCCGGCGGTGACCAGTTTCGATGAAACCGCCGTGCTGTAATTCGAGCCGGAGATGGTCGCCGGCTGCTGGCTCGCCAGTGTCTCTTTGATGACCAGCTTCAGCTTGCCGCTGGCGTCGGAGTTCGGCACCAGCACGCCTTTCATCGCATTCCGCAAGCCGCGGATGAGCTCGGCGGCTGGCCGGCGCTGACGCAGCACCAGGGACGCCATATAGCGGGCGTGGGTGTTGTTCGCCGCGTCCTGGTCCTTGAACGTCACCGTGGCGTCGCACTTCGCCGCCGCGTCGATGAAACTCTGAATGTCCAGGTCCGCGTAGGTCCAGCCCGACCAGATCAGAACGTCCATGAGAATCCAGGCGGGATTCAGGTTGTCCGGGGCGCCGACCTTCGAATACGTGCTCGGAGCCGTGTACTTGCGGATCTTGGGCCCCTTGACCAACACCCTGACACGCGGGACGTTCTGTGAATCAGACAATCGCCGCGGGACAACACAAACGATGGTTGCCAGTGAGCCGTATGGGTCACCCTTGGAGTCGTACATCGGCAGAGTGTTGGGCGCTCCGTCACGGTCCCCACGATTCACCAGATACCATGCAAAGAGCGGGTCGGTGACCGACAGGGATCCGTGGGTCATCGTGGTTGCCGACGGGATCTCGACATCGTTGACGACCACCCGCAGAACGTCATCGACCTCGCCGTAGCAGAGAACACACTCGAACCTGGTCGAGTTGGCGTCGCCAGTGACGTTTGCAGCAATGGGCTCGACCCACGAGGTCCCGTAGACAAACGGAACAACATCGCTGTACTTGGCCTCATTCGAGGAGTTGAACCCCTCCTCCCACTTGCCGGAGACGTAGCCCCGGCTTCTGAAGCTCTTAGGAGGGTCCCACTGGATGCCACCGAAGCGCCCGGTCACGCGTAGCGCAGAGTCCTTCTCGTACATGCCGCGCGAGATGCAGTGATCTTTCGTGTAGTTGCAGGCGACGAACAGCTTGTCGGATGTCCCGCCGCTGATGTAAGCCCCGTTCCCCGTAGAGCCGTTGAGCGTGAAGGTTGTCGCGGCTGTCACGGTGATGACCCACGTGCCATTTGCTGCGGTGTTCCCGGTCACGCCGGCGATATAAACCTGATCGCCGGTGGAGTAGCCGTGGGCCGTTGACGTGATGACGATGGGTGAGGCGTTTGTGGCTCCGGTGATTGTCTTCGCGGCGCCGTCGTAGTTGCCTCGCGCCGCGGCAGTCCCGCCGGCACCGTCCGCGTCGGTCACGTCGGGAGAGTGTCCACATTCCCAGAACCAGGAGTCCTCGTCGACGGCACCGGCAACCCTCTGGGCCTTCTTCGTCGGGTACACCCAGGTGCAGCGCTTCTGCACCCGGACGGTCGGCAGCATTACCTGCTGCATCTGCATCAGCGATGCGGCGGCAACAGTGATTGTTGTCTCGTCTATTTGTGGAGCGGAACACGTCCCAAGGAATTTCGTGACGGAATCGCTACTGAAGTCGTTCGCCCCGACATTCCAGAACACGAACGTCAGCGTGAGCTTTGCGCCCTTGAAGCCGACGGTCTTCTCGTAGTTTGTCCAGAGGAATTGATCGCCATCGTTGAGTCGGAGTGTGACTGTTGGTGGGGTGTCGATACCGCCGTCAGATAGTGCCTGGATCGCGGCGATGTCGTGATTGAGGATTCGAGGCAGGTAGTCGTTGCCAGCGTACTGGAAGCCACCGTCAGTCGTGCGAAGGCCATGGGTGGAGAGCCGCAGAACGGTCCCATCCGTGAAGGTGAACACGGCCAACAGGAGGGGTTGGTAGGTTTGAGCGAGCTCTTTTGCGGTGTTGACTGTTCCGACTGGCATTTTTCGGTTGCGTCTAAGGTGTTTACCGTAGTACTATGAGGTACATGACTGTCTGGTACAGCATCGGATTAGTCATGCTCACGCTCATACTGGCGTTCACGATCTACGGGATCGCCAAAAGGTAGAGTTTTCAAAGGCTTAGAACGGAGCCAGGGCGTTGATCCGTTGGTTCCGGTTGGCCCTCAGTCTTGCGGGGTCGGTAGATTCCCTAAAAACGAAAGGGTTAGATATGGATACAGGTGTGATCCAACTGGCCGCCTTGTTGTCTGCTGGCCTGAACTATAGACCCGGAGACCACTTTCCCCATGGATGGCACGAATCGGGCGAGCGTCGATACGTGACAGCCACCCGCGAGATGCTCGACCGGGCCATCTTGTTCATGCGTACTCAAGGATGGACACCGCAACGGCGTTCTGGTTCGGCCCAAGGTATCGGACACCGAGCGAGTCCATGTCGAACCGGCACTTCGCGTGATAGCCGTAGTTCTGCGGGCTCCGCGCATACGCTCCCGGCCCGCGCATAGGGACGCACTGCGCACCGAAGACGTGCAGCGTGGTTGCGCCAATACCGATTCGGACCCGGATCGTGCCCGCTGACGTGATCGTGCGGGGGTGGTGAATGCGCCGCCACTCACCCGCTGTGAGCGTAAACTCCGTGAAGATGTTCCCACCGTCATCGAAGCCGATGCTTGCCACCGGCGAGCCGCTTGGCGCTTTGACCCAAACGGACGCGCACATAACAAACCCGTTGACGGCAGTTGGTGTTAGCGCTGTGTCGATGTAGGCCCCGGCAACTGATCCAGTCAGTGCCGTGGCGCGGGTGCCTCCAAATGGATCTGTTTGCGCCGCCCCCACGGTGACGTTCGACTTGACCCAGGCTGCCTGCGCGAAGTCCCCACTGTACTGAACCAGGTTCCCACCAGGGTCCAGGTACGACCACTCGCCGTAGCGCCCGGCCTGCTGGTCGAAGAACGCTTCAAGCGTGACAAGCTCGGCGTCCGTCAGGTGGGAGTTGTTCAGCGTCCACCGCGCCAGCGGGTTTGTCCGCCAGGCCTTAGCGTAGCGCCGGCCGGTTGGCTGGTCCTGAAGCGTGGTCAGCGTTTCCTGGGTGATCGCGTACGGCCGCTGCGCGATCAGACCGGTGCTGTTCAGTTGAGGGAAGTAGGGCATCAGTCCGCGCGGCCGGACTTCACGGCCGCAGGCGCCGCGTCCTTCTCACGCTCATGGTCCCAGTATCGTTCGCGGACCTTCGGGTCGAAGAACCACTGCGTGGACTCGGCCGCGTACCCTGAAAGGACCTGCTTCAGGATAGCGTGCCTCTCCTGTTGTTCGGAATCGCTGAGTCTGTGGGTTTGCTTGCCGTCCGTCATAGTGGCGTCGTGCAACCGCACAGACAGCTTGACAGGCTTGCCGACACGCCTGAACTTCTCGCCGCTCATCGTCCCACGCTCGACCTTCCATGTGAGGATGCAGTTTTCCGGGTCGTACATGATCGGACCGGCGAAACGAAACGCTTCTTGCGCGGACAGCGCCGCGCCACAGAGCACAGCAACAGAGCACAGCAACAGAAGTTGTCTCATTGGACCCCCGTTAGTTCTGGCGAACCTGCTTGCAGCGCACGGTCAGCGAAAACCTGTCAGGCTTCGCCTCGGTCCAGGCAAGTTCGTCCTGGTCAAACACCATGTACTGGTACGTGACGGCGGCCAGGGTCAAGTCCCAGGTAGAGTCGAAGCGGCCCTTCATCGACCTGTAGAAGTCCAGGATGTTTCCCAGGTCGTAGCCGTCGATGTCCCGAAAGCGAAGCTCGAACGATGACAGCGCTACGTGGCGCTTCCAGCGCTGTTCGGTGTCGTTGACGAACCGCACGACCTCCGTACCGTGGCGCTTCTCGCGCACTGCGGGAAGCATCGTTACCTTGCCGCTCTGGAGAGTCGGGAAGCTGGCCATGGCTTACGGGCTTGAGTAGCGAAACTGAATCACGTCCCCACCTTGCGGAAGCTGAACAGGCAGGAACGTTACCACTGCGCCCGCCGCCGAGTAGTCGATCCCATCTGCCATGAGTAGGCCGTTGCGGTAGACGTGCAGGCTGCCAGCGATCACAGTATCGGACAGCGTGAAGCTGGCGGTCGCGGCAGTCGGACTGAAGGCCTGCGCCACGAACCGAGCCTGTTTTCCCAACGTGGCGCGCAAAATCGGCACCGGACCCGACAGGTCCAACACCAAGCTGGTGTCGAGGTCGGCCATCATCACGAAGCCGTTGGGTACTACGACCCACACCTTGCCGCGCTGTGACGGACGGCCCTCGATGTTGCCTTCTCGAACGCGGGTCTGCTGACCGAATGCCAGCGCCGAAACAAACAGCACACAGACGATTCGTGCAATAACCATTGCCGTGCTCCTTAAGGCGTCACGCGCCTATGACAACTTCCTTCATCGTGTCCAGCATCGGGTGACCACCGCCACGCACCGCCGCATTGACGGCATCGGCAATATCAACCCTGCGGTCCATGAAACTCTTGGCGTCCATCGCCGAGATGTTGACCACCAACGGGCGCTCGATCGGTCGAAGCCGGCCTCGGTAATCGTAGTCAAGCTCGACACCGGAAAGGTCAGCGAACCTGTTGATAGTGGTAGGGTCCTGGAATCTGGCGCGCTGGAGCGCCATGGCGATTGCCTCGTCGCGCTCCTGCTTCGGATCGCCGAGCAGTGCGCTAACGAGGCTCGCGCCAAACGCAACGGCCGTGAGAACGGCCTTGCTGACTGGCTCTTGATCAAGAGCAGCGGCGGTAGCCGCGGCGCTCCCGATGGCCTGGGTGGTTCCACGTGCGCCGCCCTGCCGGATACCGCCGATCACGCCTAAGGTGCCAGCGGCTACCGTAGCTCCGGTTCCGACCGCCGCCCCAACCCGCTCGGCCCCGGTGTATGTGGTCGCCCGGCCAGGCCCGGTCTGAACTGACGTTCCGCTTGGCGAGAAGATCGCTCCGAGAGGGTTACCACCAAGAGGCGCAGACAGTCCGCCCAGGAATTGCTGGAACGCGCCACGCTGCGTTGACCCGCCGGATGGAGTAATCCCGAGCAACCCCATCAACCTGCGGTTGTTTGTTCCGGCCAGGCCGGAGTTTAGCGGCAGGTCACCGAAGATCAGGCCGCCTGGACCAGAGCCGGAGAACGCCTGGCCGGGAATCCCGAAGCCGGCGATGACACCAGTCAGTTTGTCCAGACTGGTGCGGTTCCGGTTCAGGGACGCGGTGTTACGGTCCACCGGCGCGGCGTTCTTCGGGTCGAAGATTGTGCCCGACAGAAGCCCGCCCAAACCGCTTGCGGCGCCGATCTTGCCGAGCGCACCGCCCGCCATTTGGAAGATGCCGGCAGAAGCGTTGACGAAGATCTGGCGCTCCAGGATCTTCAGTTGGCCGCCAAGGAAGTCGCGCAACCCGCCACCGCCGCGCGCCGTCAACGCGTCGAATACCCGACCAGCGGTTTCGCGGTACTCGTCGAGATACTTACGCCTGATCTCCAGGAGCTTAAGCTCATTGTCGATCCGTGCCTCGTCGATGTTTTGCTCGTACTGCGCGCGTGCGGTCGTCAATTCCAAGTTGCGCTGCGCGGCGTCTACTTCAAGATCGGATTGCCGTTTAGCCGCCTGGTACAGATCCTCGGCGAGTTGAAGGCGGATGCGGTAAACCTGCTCTGCCGCCGCCTGTTCTCCACCGGGAGCCGCCGTCAGTTCACCGGCGCGAATAGCCAGACCCGCACGCCGCGTAAGCCGATCACGCTCGGCATTGGCGAAAACATCCAGTGTCGCGGAGAGAGACTGAACCGCCCGCAGGTCTTCCTCAACCCCCTTGCCGAGGCGCTCGCTGAACTGCTTCGCGCTCCACTCCAGGAGTTTATTTGCCTCCTGCTCGGACTCCTTTACCGTGTTGGCGAGTTGTTTTCGTCCGTCCGTGATAATCTTCTGGATCTCGACCTGTCGCATGTTGCGGAAGATGTCAGCAACGCGCTTGTCAAAGCCGGGACCGAGCTTTTCGATGAGCGCCAGGTGCTCATCGTTCAGGCGCTCCAGGGCAGTCAATCCGGCCTGTCGCGACTGCTTCACCATGTCAGGAAGGCGCGCAATGAGAGACTGACGCTCCGAGGCGGCCTTGATTTGGGCCTCGATCTTGGCGGCCTCTACCGTCAACTGGTCGAACTCTGCCTTCTTCCTGCCGAACGCCGAAGCGCCCAGATCCCCAGAGAGGACAGTATCGAGCTCTGCGAGTTGGCCCTTGACGACCTCAAGACGCTTCTTGAGCGCGTCATCGGTCGAGGCCCGCGCCAGCTTAAACGCCGCGGCCAATTTCTTGCCGCGGTCCAAGTCTGCGCGGATCTGAGCGTTCGCCGCGTCTAACGCAGGCCGAGTTGCGGCGCTGATACTGGAGGACAGAATACTGCTAGTGTCAAGCTCGGATGCCGCGTCCCAGGCTCGAAGCGCCGCAATATCGCCAGATACGATTGCGCCCCGACCACCCCCATCCCCTCGCTGGCCGGCAAGAGCACGGAGAATGCCGCCGATGTTAACGGCACGACCCATCCCCTCACCAGAGCTAAGCTGGCCCTGGGGCGGGCCCTTGGTTGGCTGGCCCTTTTTCCCGGACAGGCTCTCGGTCATGCTGACAACTACCGGAAGGACGATAGGCGCAATCTTTCCGGCCAGCGATTTTTTGAACTGCCCCCAGGCGATTTCGAGTTTGTCGATCTGGTCGTCAAGGCCGGCCAGTCTACGCGTCAGGTCTTCGTCCAGCCCAACACCCAGAGAAGCAACCGCCGCACGGAGTTCCTTGTAGTTTTTGATGAGTGGCAGGAGTTCTTTCGCTGCCCGCCCCAGGGACTCGTTCGCCAAGCGCACGCGATCAGCGGTGTTCTCAACCTGCGACAACCGAGACAGCGCCTCCAGCAGAACGGCGCCCATCTCGCGCTGCCCTCCGGTCGCGGTCGTCGTGCTGATACCGAGCCGCTCAAGTGCGCGGCTGGTCTTCTCTCCACCGCCAGCGGTATCCGACAGCGCCTCGGCGAGAAGCCTGGTAGAGCTTTCCAGGACACCGATATTGACGTTGGCGATGTGGGCGGCTGCATGAAGCTGCTCGGCCTCTCGGACTGAAATACCGAGTCGGTCGGCAAGGTTGACCGCCTCTTCTGCCGCTGTCCCAAACGCAGATACGAGATCGAATGCCTTCTTTCCGATGAAGCCAAGACCGATGCCGAGCGCGGCACCAACAATCCCGACCTTACCGAAGCCAGCCAGCAAGCCCTCGATGGATGCCGTTGCCGCACCAATCGGGTCTTGTAGCGATCTACGCACAGACGCACCGACGCCCGACAGGGCAGCGCTGGTGTTGTTGGCCTCGCTGGAGACTTTACGGAACTGCGCCTCCAGCCCAGTGACTCCAGGCAGTTGACTTTTGACCTCGGAGCCGATGCGTGAAACCGCACCCGCCACGCGGTCCAGTTCTTTCTGGCCCGTGGTCTGGATCTTGAAGACGAGCTCGTATGAGTTACCTGGCATTAGTATTCACTGGTGCAGCCGGCAGATTTATCTTGCGGCGTCGAGTTCGGCAAGCTCGGCTTCGACTCTGGCATTATGCTCTCGGATCCTCTCCTCTTCGATCACGACCGCGGCGTCAGCGGCCCACCCCGGCCACCGGCTCAGGTCAGGACCGAACAGCGCCGCGCCCGAGGCTTCATGCGCGCGCCGCGCGCGAGAAAAGACGTGCACGATCTCGATTGATCGCGGCGTGATGAGCGACACCGGACACTCGGACGAAGAAACCGACTCGACGCTGTAGACCGTACCCTTGTGTGTCCGGTACTCGGCGCTCCAGCAGATTTTGCGCCGCTCGTCTACGAGTTCTGGGTAGTACTTGCGGCAGTTTCTGGCAAGGTAGAACCCGGAGCGTCGGCAGGTGGTGCACTGGTAGCGCTCGTTCGCCCATCCACCCGTGCGCCAGAAGTGGTAGGCGATGCGGAGTTTCCCTGGTCGTCCTCCGACAGGCCGGCCGCGTGTCGGATCGCTGTCAGGATCTCGGCGTAGAGTTCCGGCGGCCCGGTCTGGATCAGCGACTCAACCGTGGCCGGCTCGCCGTCGATCTCCAGGCCATCAACGGCATGAAGGCCCCACCGCACCCACGCAGGGTTGATCTCGTCTTCGATGATCCGCGTCAGGCGATCCAGAAGGTCGGCGATCTTGGCTACGTCCGACTCTGTGTTGAGCGCCTGCTTCTCGGCAAGGATTTGCCGAACTCCTGCCGTGCCATCGGCCACAGATAGGCGCAGGTTAATCCGGCGCCCCTCTGTCATCTTGTTCAACGTGAAAAACACGTCTTCGAAGCCGGGCAGGGCGGAATTGATCCGAACACGTGAGAAAAACTTCATAGCGGCCTCCGCGGGTTGAGAATCACGGCCCAAAGAAGCATCAGTTCTGCACCTTCTCCCAGTACTGGCTGCGACCGAACGGAGTCTGAATTATCCGCTTACGAAACTCGCCGCGCTCGTCCTTCCACGTGGAGCCGTCCGGCAGGTCGTCGCCTCGGTTCGCCAGGTAGATGCTGCCGAAAGAATGCGCTCCCACTGGCGCAGAAGCGATCGGCGTGGCCGGCGGCTTGGGAGGATCAAACGGCGGGTAGTCCTCGGTGCGCGTTGAGACTTTGATCGAGCCTGGCGGTGGGTTGCGCGGGTCATAAGGCTCGACGCCAGGCATAGACAGGCCAGGTGCTATCTTGATGTTCGGCTGAAGTGCGCTCGGAACCCATGTGTAGCCGTAGAGATCGCGCATCTTCATGACGAGATACGGCGACCAGCCCCAACACATGATTGGTACGTCAACGGTGAAGCCGCGCACTGCGAGATCCTGACAGGCTGCCTCGCTGCCCGAGTCCTTGAGGGCTCGAACCTCCGGCGGGTGGCTCGCCCAATACGCAACATCGAACACTTGATCGGTTTGTGCCAGGGCGCAGCAAATCACTACGAGAAACAGGACGATTCGTTTCATGGTTTTCATGGAGGTTCCTTTTGTTTCGTTGGGAAAAAAGCGGGCCGCGTGAAGTGTGGCCAACGCGCGGCCCGAAGGACCAATTTGCACAGGAGGCAGGCTTACCCGAAGGACGGAGGTATGGGCCAAATTATGATCGGCACGTCACAGCTCGGGCAGAATTTTAGGCCACCCAGAGGATCGGCCGGCAGGGCACAGCAAATCACTACGAGAAACAGGACGATTCGTTTCATGGTTTTCATGGAGGTTCCTTTTGTTTCGTTGGGAAAAAAGCGGGCCGCGTGAAGTGTGGCCAACGCGCGGCCCGAGGGGTTGGTAGCGGGAGGTTAAACCACCACCAATTTGCACAGGAGGCAGAGTTTTTAGGCCACCCAGAGGGCGACTTCGTCAAGCGATGTAAGTGAGGAACCGTGCGCCTTCGCGCCTGAATACGACCGCTGGAAGCGGCGTTGTCCGTCGTCGAGAGTGCCCACGGGGAGCTGGACGCCCTTCAGGTAGAACACGAACACGCTTCCCACAACGGTTCCGATGTTGAGGATAATCTCGATAGCGGTTTTGTCCAGCGCCTTTGTGTAGAGGTTCTTCGTTGCCGTGTCGTCCTGATCGTCCACCGTGAAATCGACCGTGACGTTGCGCTCGTCGCCCTCGGCCGAGTCCGGGTAGTAGCTGCCGAAGCTGTCCTTCACGGTCACGTTGCCGGTCTGGATGCGCAACGTTGCGTTCTTGATGTTCGCCAGCGTCTTGCCGTCGAGAACGGCTCGACCGGTGAAGCCTGCGATGATGCCGCCGTTGGTCACCGGGGACGCCGGCTCGACCGGGAACGTCGTCAGCCCACCCTTCTGCGTGGAATCGGCCGAGGAGAAGTTGTCGGAGTCGAGCACCCACAGGCCCTCACCGTTTGCTGTCCACGTTGCGACATCCTGGCCGAGATTGAAGGTCGCCTCTTGAGCGACGCAGCCGAAGCCGACGCGCTGCTGTAGTGCCGCTGGCGTGCGGAAGGCCCACAGGCAGAAGCTCAGAATGGCGTCACTGATGGCGTACTTGACATTGACCTTAGAACCCGTGCCGCCAGACGTGTACGCGCCGTTCCCGACCGAGCCCACCAACTCGAACGTGTTGGCCGCGACGTTTGCGACCACCCAAACACCGTTCGCCGCGGTGTTTCCTACGACGCCAGTGATGGTGATGAGGTCGCCGTTCGCCAGGCCGTGCGCGGTCGACGTGACGACAATCGGCGTCGCGTTTGACGCGCCCGTAATCGCCGGGATTGTCCCCGATCCGATAGTTGCCGCTTGGCCGATGAGCGCCTGAAGGATCGGGTCGCAGTCTGGTTTCACGCCGGCAGCGCCGTTGGCTGCCAGGGACATCTCGACCGCCCATGACCCGTTTTTGCGTCCGGCGATGCCCTGGGTTGGCGTCCGAACGCCGGTCTTGTCGGGACGAGTCAACAACACCACGGCCGGGTTCAGCCCGGCCTTAATGAAGCGGCAGGCGTTCGCCCCCGCCACAGTCGCGGTCCCGCTCGTGTTCGGGATTGTTCCGAAGGCGCTCTGGATCTGAAGAAAGATGCGCTCATTGCGCGAGAGAGAGAAAGCCATGCGTCACTCCTTCCCCGCGTAGTGCGCCTGTCGGAAGGCGTCGCGGGCCGCCTCCAGCTTCCGCCGAAAGACCTCCGGCGCCGTCATCTGCTGGCCCACATAGGCGTACAGGTCGATCTCTTGATCGGTGAGCCCGATCTCTTCGAAATCGCCCTCTGGGATCAGCGCCGCGCCGCCGGCGATGGCGTTATCGGCTTCGGACGCAGATAGTGTCACGCGCTGGCCGAAGCGGTCAAGACGATGAGCGCCGACCTCGCTTGACACACCCACAAAACGATAAACAGCAGATTCCATTGGGGACACCCTCAGTTCGTATCGACCTGGAAGGTCAACATAAAACTCAACGTCTGGCGCCAGTTCTCGCCGTCCATCTCGACCGGCTCGCGCTCCAGGTCCGGGCCGCCGACCAGCGCCACGGGCGGAGTGTAGGCCCCGGTCCAGCTGAACGGATCCAGTGACGCGAACACCGCGTCCTCGATTGCGTCGGCGGTGTCCTGGAGCGTTTTCAACGCTGACGCCACGACGCCTCTGGCGGTGACGTGGAAGTCGAGCACCACGTCGATAAACCCGCTGAAAAGTTGCGGCTTGTTCTCGCGGGTGTTCCGCGCGCGCAAGACGTACAGCGTCACCAGCGGGTACTTCGAAGGAGTGGACTTCTCCAGATCGGACGGGTGCGCGCGGGCCTCGAAAAGCTGCTTGCTGCTGGTCGTCCAGTCAACAGTGAACGGCGTGAGTCCGTATTGGCTTGCTACGGCAGAGAGCTTCGCGTTGAACCCGTTAGTAGAATCCGACAGCCGAGAGCGCACTGCGTCGCGGACTTTCTTGGATATCTGGCTCAAGTCTTCAACCTCGCTTTGATTCGAGCACCAACGTCACGGATCATTGCAGACAAGTCGCTCCGCGAAGCCGCGAACCATCGCCTCTTCGGGAGCCGGCCGGCGCCCTCGTTGTGGATCTGTCCGATGCGCGCCTTGTCGCCATAGACCCCAAGAACGAGATCATCACTACGGGCTTTTGCCACGATGGACTGAAGCAGGTGCGGAGCGTTCCGCCCCCTGAGATCCACAACACCAGGCCGGCCGAGAGCGCGCTTCTTCGCGGCGTACTTCTTGGAGTAGGGAGCAAACGCATTCCCGTCCACGTCTACTCCCATGGATGTCCGCCCGAGGATTCGAGCCTTCTGGCGCTCGCCGGCGTAAAGTTTGTCCTCGCGTGTCGGCTCGACAGAAGCACGCAGGCGGATAATGTTCGCCGCCGGGTCGCCGCCCTTACTTGTCCGGAACGTCCACATCGGGAAGCAGCCCGGCGTTCACCCAGAGCTTGCGCCATGCCTTGTAGTCGGCCAACGCAATCCGGTCCCATTCGGTGCGGACGTCCGGATCCATCGTTTCCCGAAAGCGGGCAACGAATCCGAGAACCGCGACAACCAGGTCTTCGCCTGGCAGTTTCGCCCCGAGAGTGAGCTTTAGGTCGGTCATTTTAGGAAACCCTCCTTTTCGCCGGTTACCCGGCGCTCGTGCAGCACGAACAGCGGCGGTTCATTTCCTCCAGGGCAGGCCGATTCGATTAAGTTGCCAATCCCTGTCCCGCCTGCGTCATCTCCGCAACGACCCACTGGTGGCGGCAGCTCCACCCGCCACCGGTGATGAACGCATTGGGCAGGCTGCCGTTGTCCAGTGCGTCGATCTGAGAGCGGGTCATCGGCTCTTTGCTGGTGCGTTCAAGCAACCGCCGGCAGAATGGACGCGTCAGCTTGTCGCGCGGCCCCTCGTAGCTGTACTTCACCGAGCCGGGCTTCAGGCCCTTTTCGATCTGTTGGTAGCCCCTGTCGGCCACGGTCCGAAAGAACATCGACTGAGAGGTCGCCGCCAGGCCGGACGCCTCGGAAACAGTTCGGCCGAAGGCCGTCGCTATTTGCTCTACCATGTCGCCGAACTCCAGCGCCCCGACAGAGAACAGCGCCCTTCTCTTGGCTGCCGCCGCTATGCCGTCTACCACGGTTTCGAGCTGCGAAGCTGCGCTGATCTTCTGTGTCGTGAACAGGTCAATGTCCCGAGGGGCGAACTGAACCTGAAGCGGCGTCTTCAGCCGGACGCTGATCGCCTCCAGCATCTCCTGGAACTGCGGTAGCGCCCCATCGAACGTCTGGACGAACTCTTCAGTCAACCGGCCGTAGCCGGCCCGCTCCATGGAGTCGCTGAACATCCGGTCGATCCGGCGTAGTACCTGCTGGTTGCCAGGCGTGCGCTGGATCTGCCCGTCCTCGATGACCAGTCGCCGCTGTAGTTGGCCTACCACGCGCGCCTGAGCGGAGGCGAGTATCCCCTCAACCTGCCGCTCGAACTTGCCCGTCAGGTTAACGATACGCGCGATCTGTTCTGTGATTACACGGCGCTCATCAGGCACGGTTCAGGTGGACCTGGAGGGCGATGTTGCTGTCCGGATACTGGCCCGGCTCAAGAGCGGCACCGCTGAGAGTCGGGGCCCCAGTCAACGTGTAGCTGGTCGTGGCGACCGCCACCGGCGAGGAGTTCTGGAGGTAGAGCACGCCGCCTGGCGTGCCCACGTAGACGTTCCATGCCGTTGCTTTGAGTGGCGAGTATGTCCCCTCTGCCGTGCCGCCCTTCAGGGTCCCATCCGGCGCGGTCAATCCGGCGATGCTGACACTTAGAAGCCTGTTTAATGGGACCGTGAAGTTGACAACAGCACCCGGCCCCGACTCCGCGTTTCCCTTTGATGTCGCCGAGGCGTACTTTGACCCGTCCACCCAGGTAATCGCAACGTCGTAGGCGGTCTCGGCCGTTGCGCCGCCGGAAACGTCAGAGACGTTGGACGCCGAGAATGTCCCGAGCAGCGGCTCGTGAATTGCGCCGGGGCACGGCAGCGGACGCTCGACCACGGGCAGGCCGGCGGCCCACAGGTCCAGCCATCGACGTTTTCGAAGGACGGAAAAATGCGACAGTTTTCCGCTGTACCGATCTGACACACGTCGGTTCACCGCCGCGGCATAGAACGCCTCGATTGCGACGGCCTGCATCCACGAGACCAGCGGAGTCACGCGCCCCCGATTGAACGATGTGGTGACGAGCTGCGACAACCGAACGCGCGGCTGGTTGACGCCGAACGAGGCGTATGGGTACACGGGCACTGCTGGTTCGCCGAACCGCTGGACAGCGGCAGACAATGCGCTGGCGGCCTCGTTCCAGGCTGTACTGATTGCGCCGCCCTCAATCGAGATGTCCTCGGCGGTCGACACGTCAGGCAGTTCTGGGTCAATGGTGACCAGGGAGGCGCGAGTTACCACGTCGTTATCCGTGAAAAGGCTCATTTGTGCTCCGCGCGGATTTCGAGAGTCCGGTCGTCGACGCGCCCGCCGGATGTCGTGATGCGGTTCACCACGTAGTAGGTCTTGCCGGCAACGCCGCCTTTGAGCCAAACCGTGGCCTTGGTCGAACTGTTGGACTGATTGGTGATGGTCAGGTCGCCAGGAATGATCCACTTGCTGAGCGAGATCGTGTCTGTCCCGATCCAATCAGCCCAGTCAATCGAGAAATCGAGCGTGCTGTCCGGATCTTTGGAATATTTCGCAAGCACGCTCATGCTTTCGCGGTCCTCGATTCAACGGAAACGAACGCAGCCCTCGACTCGGCCGGCACCCTCGCCGTGCGCTCTTCCGATGTGGCAACAATTTGAACGCTGCCCCACCGGAACAAGAACCGGAAGAACCTCATGCCGGGTCAACCGCGGTGATCGGTTGCGCGGCGGCGTCAGTTGTTATTGTCGCCGTCCACGCAGACGCCGTATCATCCTCTTTGGTCACCGTCAAAGTGGTTCCGGAGATGCTGGCCTTGTTCCGCAAGGCTCTCAGGGCATTCAGCGGCGAACGCGAAGCCTCGCCCGACACAACAGACATATCCCGCTTCAAGAGTGCGTCGGCGATGGCCGTCTCTTCCGCCGCCGTTAGAGAGTAGCCGGTCTTGTCGTTGTTTGTACCGACTGTCACAGAGAACCCGAACGCCGTGAGCGTTCGTGTCGCTGATGTCCACACGTCAGCGGCTGAGTGCGAGCTGCGGGTCGTGATTGCCGCATCCAGACGGCTCAACCCAAGCCCGGCAGCGTCGTTCGGGTCGAAGTCCACAAGCTGAATCTCCAGGGGCAGCGGAGCCATGTTGGTTGCGCCCTTGAACAAGACGCCCACCTTTGAGGCCCCGGCAGCCACGGCCGCATCTGGAATGTCGAATCTGTAGAACCCTGGCATGTTCGTTGCGTCGATCTCGACAAACCCGCCCGAGGAGTACGCTCCAGTAACGGTCTGCGTGGCGAGGGTCACGGCTACCGGGTTAGCCGCCGGGCGCACGTAGTAGCAAGTCAGGCCAGCGGAATTGAACACAATCCCAGTCTTGCCGGCTCCCGTGGCAGACGAACTGTCCTGAATGAACAACAGGAGCGTATGAGAGGTTGCCCCCTTCTTGACGATCTCTTTCACGTCACCCCCTCATGCCACCGGCCATGCCGGGGTGCACCAGCAGGCCACCGCCACCGCCCACGCCATCATCGAGCGCGGATATGCGCAGCGAGATACAGGGTCGAATGGTGTTGTTGTTGGACCAGGAACCTGCGTCGACACGCTGCGACCAGTTGATGTTCACGCCTCCACCGGCCTGCGCCATTGCAGCGTTACTGAAGAAGGTAATCCTGGGTATGCCGACATTTGTTGTGGTGGTTGGCTTGATCGCCAAGCGGTAGTTGGTATCCTTCGCCAGGCTGACCTCCGCTGAAAACGGGACAACACAAACATCGGCCGACGTAGACGCCCGGATGTCCTTGTCTAGCGTCACGCTCGCAAGAACGGTTGAGCCGTCTGAATCGTACAGCACCACGTCCGCGTCCCCGTCCGCGTCCAGGGAGCATCGCACGCCGTCCGCTTTACAAGGAAACGGGAGCGAGAAAAGGAGCGATATTTCGTCAGGGTTTGAGCCGGTGTTAACGAGGAATGCCGACGCATCTCCCACGGTAACAGCGGGCATTGACCCGGCGATGTAGCCGTAGCTGCTGTCGTCGTACTGGACAGCGAATGCCGGCAGGAGCCCGCCCGCCGATGCCCATGATGCAGTGAAGTGGCGCACGTAGCATTGGTGGAGATCGTATTGTTGTGTCGAAACCGTGCGCCACAATTTAAGATTGAGGTTCCCCGGCGTGGAATCGAACTCGACTACTACGGCGAGGAGATCACCCTTGGTCACGCTCCTCTTGGTGCCGCCGTCAGTTCCGTCGCTGGATATAATCCCGGTGGTCTTTGCGACGTCATCATCCGTATCTGCAATGGAAACGGTGCGAAACTGATCGACAACTCCGTCCGGGTTTCCGTCCGCCGCGCTAACGTCCTGGAATGACACCTTCATTGTCTGGCCGGTGGTAACCGTGCCAGTCAAGAACGTAACTGCACTCAGCGTGCCGGTCTTGGGAGCACGAAATATGAAGGCGACCTTCTCGCCGGCGGCGTCCAGAAGAAGAGAAGAGGACGCCGCCGCTCCCATTGTCACGTTCAGGTTCGGGAAGTCCGGGTAGAAGGCCCCGGTAACAGACTGAAGCGCCATCGTGTGAGCTTTTTGGGCGGGATTTGTCGTCCCGCCGTGTCTACTGCTCCAGCCAAGCCTCGTAATCGACAGACGAGCTCGCGTCGATTTCGGTCAACGCCAACCGCAGCACGGCGCTACCGGTCCCGAACCGTAGCGACGGGAAGTCCGCCTTCTTGACACTGAACGTCCTGTCCGCCTCGGGTGCGACCTCGCCCTTGACGCTGAACGACGGGCCGGCGATCTTGGCGGTGAACGCATCGACCGAATCCTCGAACGTGAACCGCGCCTTCTTGCCGGCGGTAAGCTTGTCCACTTTGAGGACCAGCGTCCAATCGCCGGTGATGCCGGAGATGTCCAAACTCGCTCCATTGAAAGCCGCAGTCTTGGTGACCTTGGCTTGAACCGCTGTGATGGCAGCCATTTGTTTTTTTTGCCCCTATTTCTTTCTCTCGGTCTGGGATTGGCGGACCACCGCCTCAACCAAGCCGGCCAATTCCTTCGGAAGCGCGAAGTGCTGCTTCCTCTGGTATTCCGCCTCCAGGATCCCCTCGCGAACCTTTTCCTGCTCGGACAGGTACGCGCGGATCTCGTTTTCGGTTGCAACACGATGCGTACGCTCGAAGATGAGCTTCGCCGCCGTGTCGCGGGTAGCTTGAACGACCCGACCAGACGTGGAACCTTTCTCCCTGTTGTCTAGCGAGATGAGCCAGGTTTCTTCTGGTAGGCCGACGGCCGATTCGCGGACGCCGGCCCAGTACTCAGATATGGTCACAGAGGGCCCCCCTGCCTAGTTGAGAACCTGGACCCCGAACACGTTACGCAACACGGCGGCTCCATAAAGCACGTCCACCGTGAACTGCTGTGCCAACGTGTTGGGCTGGTAGCTCATGATGACGCGCACGCCAAACCCGCCCTCTTCGGCATACTCGGCGATGGCGCCAGTTCCGGGAAGGGGCTGCGGCAGGCGCCGGATGACCAAACCAAAGGAGTCACGAGCGAACGCCAGGTTGTAGGTCGTGGTCGAAACCTTCTTCACCCCCTGAGAACGGAACACGCTGAAGCCCTTCAGCGTTCCGACCGCGCCGCTGGCAATCGCGGCTCCACTGCCGAGGGTCTGCGACTCGGTGAAGCGCGCGAGTTGACGCACCTGTGCGTAGGCGTCCGAACTCAGCACCAGGAATTTTGGTTCCGGCGCCGGAACTTTGGCCTTGAACAAGGCCGTCTCCGCGTTGTCGATAACGGCTTCGGTCAGCGCCGTATTGCCGGTACCGACCGCCGCGTTCGCCGTCAGGTTCGCGTACAAGCCGAGCAGGTCACCCTCGACTTTCTCGGCCAAGGCGTTGATCGCCGGGCGCATGTAAATCGCCATCAGATCGGGGAGCGCCAGGATCTTTGTCACGTCGGGAATCTGGAACGTCGCTTCGGCGTGCGTGTTCAGCACGATCTGCGCGTTGCCCAAGCTTGGGTTCTGGTTTGTGACCGTTCCCGCCTCGGCGATGTTGTTGGCGGTCATCGCCGGAGCAATCGGCACGTTCACGGTGTCGCCGGCCTGCGCCAGTGTCGCCTCGAAGTCCCGATTGACCAGGTTGCCCATGACCAGGTTGTTGACAAGGGCGGGGAGCGCGCGCGCTGCGACCAGTTTGACAATGGCCTGGGCGACGTTCGCGGAAGTAATTTCATTCGCCATGAGTTTCTCCTTTTGGCCGCCTTAATTAACGTCCGAGCACATGGCTGATCGAAGCAACGGCGGCCGCCTCTTGCTCCTTGGTCATACCAGGCTTGATCTCATCAAGTGTGATGCTCTTGCTTCTCGATGAAGACCCGCCGACAGCTCCGGCTCCACCGGTCTGCTTTGGAGCCAGAAGGTACTCGTGCGACTTCATCGCCTCGTCGAAGAACTGTGAGAGTGGAGCATCATCGCCGCCGACAAGAGAACCGTCATCGGAGCGGCGGACCTGATCCCGGAAGATCAGGAACGCGGCCTCGGCTGCCCGTTCGCCGGCAAACTGGAACCGCGACAGGGCGCTGCGGATCTGCGAGTGCCGGTCTTTCTCTTCGGCCTTGAGCTCAGTGTCGACGCGCGCCTTCTCGGTCGCCTCCAGCTTTGTCGTCAGTGCCTCGACCTGCTTGAGTAGCTTGGCCGTCTGCGGGTCTGGCTTGGTCTTGTCGCCAGACTCGGGATCCGGCGCTGGCGCAGAAGTTGGCAACGGCAGCTTGTCTTCGATAGCCTTTATCTGTTTGGCGTAGCGCTTTTCGGCGGCACCTATGGCCGTGGCGACCGTGTCGGTGATGAGTTTCAGAATGGCGGCCTGCGACGCGGCTTCCGCCGCCGCTTTGTCATCCTGGTTGGGCTCAGGCATTTGGTCCGATCTCCCCGGCGCCGAACCTCACTGGTTCTTCCGGCTGCCCTTCATCCAAGGCCAAGCCATCGAGAAACCTTGTGGCCTGTGCGCTGTGTGGCGTATCACCAAACCTCTCGACGTACCGCAATAGAAACAGAACTGCTTCTTTCATTCGTTCACCCCTTGTCCGAGCGATTCCCGGAACCGCCCTGCTTGGCGCTCCTCGTCCTCAATCTGTGTCTCCCGGCGTGTCAATGCACCGTCGATCTCGGCCTCCACTTTCTCGACGAGCTCGGGCCGGGCATCTTTGAGCAAGCAACGCGCCGCCCGTTTTTGGATCTCGCGCTCCAGCGTCTCGCTCGGAATGGCCAGGTCCAGGGCGTGTTGGGCGCTCCGAATCTCGGTGTCCACGTTCTGATCGTCGAACGTGAACCCGCGCAGGTCGAACGTCAGGTTATCGCCGCGGGCGGCGGCTACGTCTTCGAGCACCTGCCGCATTCCGGCCAGAAGGATGTCGCCGAACCCGTTCAGGATGTCGCGGGCTGGCGCCATGTCCAATTCCTTCGACACTCCGCTTTGCGCCGCAGGCGTGGCCTCCGTTGAACGGCCCTGCGCCTGGAGGTACATCTGCCGGTAGGTTTCCTCGCGGAGCCGGCCAATCTCATCAGCCGCAACCTGATAGGTGGAACCGGACGGCTCGACGTATCCGATCTCGCCTTTCTCCGAGATGTGCAGGTACGACACTTCCGAGATAGATGGCGGATGCTCGAAATCGCCCTTGACGTACAAGACCGGAAGGCACGACCGATGCAGCCCCCAGTTGTGAGCGTTCTGTAAATTCAGGTGCGCCACGGCCGGCAACAGAGCTCGGTTGCCGATCCACAATTCTGATGGCACACACAGCCGGCGTAGCGGGACTCGGCCAACACGGGACAGGGCATGACGACCGGAATCAACCAGCGTTGCTGTTGTCGCCTTCTCGTCTCGCTTCTCGCGCCGCGCCTCGTACACCCTGTACTCGTTACGGTCGAAGTAGTACCAGCGATCCACAACAACCGGCTCAGCGGCAAAGCCGCGCTGCTCGGTAGACGCAGCGGCAACCACCCATGTGATGTTGCCGTGCTGGTCCGTGTCCCAGTTGATGACTTGCCTCGGATCGTAGAGCACCAGGTACGGGTCCAGCGCCCCCGCCGCCCTCTGCTCTGCCAAGGTCACGGGGGCCCCGTCCGGCCTTGGCAGATCGGTCAGAATCCACGAGCACCCGAAACGCATAAGATCCAGGAACACCTTGCGGAACAGGTGCGCCAGGCTCGTTCTGGCACGGTCGCAGTTTTCGAGAAAAGCTACGTAGAACTCTTCGGTGTCGGGTTTGATGAATATATCCGGGTCGTCCGCAAACATTGCGGCCTCATACCAGCCGGTCGCCGTCCCGAGAATGTCCTGGTACGTGAAGGCCGACAGACGTGCCTGGTAGACCTCGGACAGTTCCTTTTCACGCTTCCAGAGAAAGCGCGATGCCGCCGCCTTGATCTGGTGACCGCCAGACGCCAGAAGATCAATTGAGTCCCAGGCTTCCAGTAGGCCCTCGGTGAGCGACGGGTGGCGTGCGTCGAGCTGATTGATGGGCAAAGAGACATCAGGCAATGGAATCCTCCACTGCTTTCAGGCGCTCCCCCAAGGCTTGAAGTTGCGCCTCGGCAACGGCTGACCGAAGAAACGACCCGTTGATCCAGTTCCGTAGCTCCTCTCGGTCTCGCTCTCGGCGCTCGGCCAGATCCGCGCGCAGGCTCGCAATTTCCAGCTTGACCCGCATGGTCAAGAATGCGGATAACACGGCCGCCACCGCCCCGCCGATTGAGAGGACAAGTTGGAGCACAATCGGAACGTGGCTCACGAAACGGGCCTCGACGAGCCGAAGTAATCCCAGACAGGGTAGACCCGATAGGGACGAAGATCGAAAAACGCTCGCCCGAGGAGCTGCTCAATCTTGTAAATGGCGTGGAAGAACCGGCCCCTGCTCAGGAGAACCTTCTGGCAACAGACGCTCCACGGCAGTTCCATGATGAAGTGCAACAGGAACACCTGGTAGTGCGTGTCGTCAAGGTGACGACGTGCCACCAACAGAAAATCGGCACTGTATTCCTCGTTTGGCCTGCCCCACCCCCTGCCGGGGCGTATCCGGGAGATTTTGCGATCAGGTGACTCTACAGACCAGGCGGCCTCCCTGAACCGCTCCAGGCACTTACGGAATGAGTATCTGGCGACGCAATTACACGGACGCGAGTATCGAAGTTCGCCGCGACCGTCGCACCGGGTGCAGGCAGGCAAGGCGTTGACGGCCAACTCGCCTCTCGGCCACCACCGAGTCTGACGTTTGTAGCCAACCGAAATGGCCGGAGTAGCCTTAGGCCAGATCGGAGTGACTCTTGGAACTGCCGGGCACTGCGCCGCCATGATATCACCGTTGCATGTACGCCACGATCACGCCCTCGGAGGCGGTGTTCACCGCAACGTAGAAGTCGGCGAGGGTTAGAGAGTTGCCGTCGCTGTCGTCGATCTCGAACATGTCCGCTACTCCACCACCGCCACCCGTGGGCCAGAGCTGCTTCAGCACGCCAGCATGGGTGGTCTTGTTCATGCCGACCAGACCAACGAAGGCGCGTCCGGCTTCTCCTATCACAACCTGGAAGCGAATCGAGGTAGCCTTGATCGTGGCGTCTGTCGTGATGCGCTCGACGCGGATGAATGTCCCGCCAGACGTGTACGCGCCGTTCCCGACCGAGCCGTTCAGACTGAAACTGTTTGCGTCAACGACCGTGATCGGCCAGAAGCCATTTGCGGCAGTGTTTCCGCCGACACTAGACACATCCACGTAGTCGCCGGTCGCCAGGCCGTGGGCCGTTGACGTGATGACGATGGGAGTGGCGTTTGTGGCTCCGGTGATGCTACCGTTTTTCGGCGTGATTTTGCCAAGTGACTTCGCTTGCATGGACTCACACCCCCAAACTTTCTGTTCGCGGCCCGCCCTTAACCCGCAGCCCGAACTCGCGGTCAATCATGTAACCCAAGCCGTCCGATATGTGGGTTCGAGCCGGATCGGACTTGTCAAGCTGTGACAGCACGTTGCCGCTCGTGTCTTGCCGCCACAGGACGCGCTCCAGATCCCGGACTAACTCCTTGCACCTGGTCCCGACCAGCAGCCGCCGTTTACCGGCGTAGTTCCGAAGCATCGCGTTAACCGCGTTCACACGATCCCGCACCATGGGATTCGACGATGTAACGCGAAACACGGCCTGGAACTTGTCAGAGTGCCGACCGAAGAACTCGCGCACGATCTGCCAGTCAGACCGGCCCGCGGTGCTCCGAGAAGACCCGCTGGCATCGCCGTAGACGTGGACGGTCAGCTTAACGCTGCCGAACTGATCGCCACGCAGGATCACGCGATACTGCTCAGCGCGCACCAGGAACTCTTCGCACGCCTCGTGTGTGTTGGAGTCCGGCAGAACGATCTCATCCAGAACCAGCACCCGGCCATCGACAACCTGGGACAGCACGGAGCACATCGGGTTGACGTTGAAGTCCATGGACCAGCAGAGCGGCGCTCGCCGATCAAACCCTACCTCGGCGCAGTTGCCCGTACGTTCGAAGGCGTAATACGCGGTACCGCTCGTAAGCGACAGGTACTCACCCAGGACCTCCTGGCGGTAGAACCGCTCGTCGTACGAGCCCTTCAGTCGCTCGTAGAAGTCCGGGTCTTTGTCGAGGATCGCCCGGTTCTCGGCCGGCGAAGCAATCACCGCTTCGTAGCCGGCTGGCTTCTCTGGGCTGACGAACTTGTCGTAGACCCAGTTGAAGCCCTTCGGAGTCCACCCCCCGAAGCCGCAGAGCAACACCGCCTTCGGCTCTCTCAGGCGACCCTCAAGCACTCTCCAGGCGTCCTTGCTGGCGTAGCTGAGCTCGTCGCACCCGAACCATGCCAGGTTCGGACCACGCAGCGAGTCCGGGTTCTCAAGGGACCGGAAGACGACTTCGGACCCCGGCTCGGTCAAGGTCACCTTGTTGTCGGACGGCCGGTCGTCGTAAGGTATCTGCTCTTCCCGGAGAATCTCCAGGAACGTCCGCTTCGTGACGTCGGCCAGCATCCGGTACGTCCGTGCACCGATCAGACCGACGCAACCGGAGTTCGCGTAAGAGAGCTTGATCCCCTCGTAGCAGGCAGCCTTGGTCTTCCCGGTCCCGATTGGTCCACTCAGCCCCTTGTACCTGGACCGGAGCTCGTGGAATCGTCGCTGGCCGGGGTACGGTCTGTAGCCGTCAATCCATCGGTCGTAGACGAGCCCGGATCGGGTTGGCGTGTAGGTGTATCCCATGCGGGCTGACCGAACAGCGAGAACCTGGCACCCACGACGCGCTGCTGCGATCCGTCAGGATCATCGGCGTATGGCCGTTTTCTGCCGTACTTCTTTGGGAACCGCCTCTCGGCAAGCCAAGCCAGCGCATACCACTGTTTCTCGCCGGCCTTGAGAATAAGGCGCTGAAGAAGCGCCTCGTAGTCTGCGATGGCGAGTTCAAGCTCGCTGAATAGTTTGCGCTGGAGGTTGTCGCCTTTGCCCGCGGCGACTCGACGTTTCCAGCGGTAGAACGTCTCGCGTCCAATCCCGGCCAACGTGCAGCAAGTGTCGATCTCCGTACCCAGGCGAACGTGGTGAACAAACTCCTGTATCAGTCGCTCGTCGAGCTTGGAGGGGCGGGCCATTTCATTGCTTCTCCTCCGGCGGGCGCGGCCTCGTCGCCCAAGGTCTGTCGGCCTCGACGCAGCAACTCCAGAAGAGCCACGGCGCTGTTCCTGATGTTCAGTTTCTCTTTACAGTCGGCGACCAGGTTGAAGAATTCCTCGTAGTCTCGCAGTTGGAACAGAAAGGCGTCTTCGTCATCGAGGGCTTTCTCAACCTCCTTGACCAGCCGGCGGATCTCGTCCGCCTCGGCCGGTAGAAACAGGAACGTGACCCTCCGGAACAGGAGCCGCGGCTCCCCGATTGCCTCGAACTTGATCGCCTCAAGCTGTCTGCGAACATCCTCGTCGAGGCCGCTGTAGGCCTTCAGCGCCAGGTCGTCGATTGAGTCGTACAGTTCCTTCAGGGTCGGGAGATCGTCCTGCCCCACCAGGGAGTTGTGCGAGAGCTGCACGGACACAAGCTCCTGTGGGTCCATCTCGCGGTCGACGACCAGGCACAGGATCTGAGCGAGCCCGGCTGACTTGGCCGCCATGACCCGGTTATTGCCAGATAGCACTACGGGCTTCCCGCCGGGCGGCGCGTAGACCAGCGGGACGCTCGCCAGTGCGCCGTCGCGCTTCACGTTCGACACGAGCTGCGCGAAGGTGTCGTTCCGCATGAACCGGGCGTTCTTCTCCAGCAGTGTAAGGTCGCCGGGCGCGAACAGCGCCAGGCGGAACGGCATAACGCCGGCCAGTGCCGCGTTCAGGGCCTCCAGCCGCTCCTGGATCTCGCCTACCGTCGGTACTGCGTCATCCACCGTCGAATCGCCTCCGCGTCATCGTGCAGGCCAGTGGCCGTCTGATAGTTCAGGAACTTCTTGCCCGAGGCGTCACTGCCGCGCTTCGCCAACTCCCAGATGCCCCGGTACTTCATGCTGATCGGTTTGTCCGTAAACGCCGTGGTACTGAGCACCGGAACGCGCGACAACGTAAACTCCTGGCACACGTCGCGGAAGTGCGAGCCCTGCATGAGCAGGAGCAGCAATTTCGACAGGCGCTTCGTCTTCGTCAATGGAACCACGAAGTCGCTCATGACGTACAACCCCGCGCCGCCAAACTTTGATAGCGACGCGATCGCGAACCCGAACAGTTTGCCGTCAGCGAAAAACAGGAGGCTCCACTGGCCGTCCGCGAACTCGATCCCCTTCGCCAGGTAGCGGTTGCGGTAGTAGTTGATCTCAGCGGCCTTGACTCGCTTGATCGTGACGACCGACTCCGGCGTTAACCGGTCCGCGTCGTCGTCCGTCAGGATCGGATAGTATGTCGGCTCTGAGTTGGCATGCCGCTGAACCAGAACCCGGTCCAGATCTAGGTTTGAGTACAGCCACATCGACTTCGTCGGCGACTTCCGCTTGAGCATGACCGCCGGGTCGCCAGCGTGTTCCACGTCGTCGATAACGACGTGATCGAAGCGCCGAACGCGCTCGACGATGGCGGCCTTGCGCACCGCGTCAATGACCTCGTAGCGCGGCCGGTCCCAATCCAGGATTTGGTCGAGGCGTTTATACAGCCGCTCGTACCCGCCCCTGTAGAACGGCAAGAACGCCAGGAACACGCCGGCGGGGTTGATCTCCCGGGCGGCCTCCGCGAAGTCGAAGATGTCCGAGCTACGGTAACTGCTCACCCGGCACAGCGCCTTCGCCTGCTCGACGCGCTCGGCGGTCTTTTCAAACCGGCACTCCCAGGTATCGAGGATCTCCCGATAGATGCGCTGCTCAAAGAGCGTCTTCTGGCGCTCCCACTTCAGAAGCTCGAACAGCAGGACGATGCAGGCGCCGGGGTTCTCGTCGAGGAAGACCGAGAGCCACTCCCAGGCCGGGTCCTTGATCCGGCAGTTGAACGGCTGCCCGGCCAGGTGGTTGCCCAGGAAATGCGAGTAGATCGAGACATCGTTCGAGTGAACGGCGCCGGCGACCGGCCCCAGAAGCTGCTCAATAGTGAAGTTGCCCGAGCAGCCGACGAACAACGTCCGGCCAGCGAAGGCCTGGCGGTTGAGCGCGAACCACTGGCGGAACTCAGACTCGATTGCGCCGACGAACATGACAGGTAATCACGCCAAGTGCCAAACTGTTGCCACGTAACCAATTCAACACAAATCACTTAGGGCATTTCTCGCGTATTGCCCCGTAGCGCGATTACAGAGCACTGGTCAATACAATCACCCACCGACCACGCCCCCTTACTTTCAATAGCTTAGCGCCGAAAAACCCGAAAACGCCCAGGTCTTTGTATCGCTTTGACTTTTCCACAGATTTTTTTCGCGCACGGCGCCGTCAATTCACGTGCCAAACTCCGGCATGGTGATTGCTGGATTCGCGACGCCCGTCAATCCAAGCGCCAAACCTTCGGCGTGGCTGGATTTCACGAATCGTTGGAGCGGCTACCGGAGTCGAACCGGCCTCCCCGGTTGGACGCCGGGGCGCACCCACGTGCTTCACCGCGAAACTCGTTGTAGAATAAACGCCTGGGGGTGATAAACTTGAAAACCTGCTTCGTTATCAGCCCAATTGGAGACGAAGGGACACCCACGCGCAAGCAGGCCGATCAACTCCTGCACCACATCGTCGAGCCGGCCGCGAGAGAGTGCGGCTACGAAGAAGTCGTCAGGGCCGACAAGATTTCGTCGCCCGGCATGATCACCGCCCAGATCATCCAACATTTGGTCGAGGACGCGCGGATGGGACTCAAGACCGACCACTGCTCAGCAAAACATTCTTGATAAAATTCTTGGGGTGCATTATCCACCGATTATCACCCGACGGAGCCCGAAACGCCGTTTTCCATAACCGCGGTTGTCTCAATACACAACCGAGCCGCGAGAGAAAACCCACTTGAACCATCGCGGCTATTTGATTGACACTACACCAGTTGTAGTGTACACTGAAGTTATGCACCCGCTGTCAACGCAAAACGGGGAAATCCTGGGGAGTCCGGGGAAGACGCTCTGGATGATCGGTCACTCTAACCACCGGGTCGAGAAGTTTCTGGGTCTCCTGAAGCGCCATGAGATCAAAGCGCTTTGGGACGTTCGCACGTCACCACGCAGCTACCGATTCCCCTGGTTCGACAGAGACGCACTAAGGCTGTCCTGCCAGTCGGCGGACATCGACTACCTGCACATGGGAAAGCTCGGCGGTAAAGATCCACTGCCGCCGGCCGGCGTGCGCGACTTCCTGCGCTACGTGCTACCACCGACGACCCTGACCGCCATGATGTGCTCAGAAGGCGACTTCCATGGGTGCCACCGGCATTACCTGCTGGCGCCGGTCGTTGTACTGATGGGCTACCGCGTACTCCAGATCACACAGGACGGGGACACCATCGAAGACAGGGGCAACACTCCACCGGCTCGGGCCCCACAAAACCTCAGCCTGTGGTGATTACGCCGCCAGGCACCAGGCCGAACTGATACCACGCGCTCGAAGGCGCGCCTCGATGCGAAATCGGGATTCTGCGAGCACACGATACAGGCGCGTCTTACTGAACCCCATGCGATCACACACGCTGTCGGGTGAAAGCTCGTCTATGTAAAAAGCCGTGACGGTTGCCCGCTGAACCCGCGTCAGGGCGTTCAGGCTCTCGCGAACCAGTCGGATGCGCTCGGCTGTTATCGCAACGTCCTCAGGCGACGGCGACGGGTCGGCCATCGCAGCTAGCGCCGACTCGCCCACAGAAAACAGAGGAAGGACAATACGCAATCTGTGACCTCCTTGCTGGATCGCGGTAGGCCGCGCCCAGGAAACCGACGATGCCTTGTACGTCCAGGCCGAAGTGTTCGTTGAACCGCCGCAGGCTGCGGTGGTACGCATGGGGCCCGGTCCGGTGACACTCAGCGCACAGCGGAATGGCGCTGTAGTCGGAAGACTTCTGACCGAGGCCATGCGGTCCCGTGTGTGCCGCCTCAGTCGGGTTGTACTCTGTCGGCCACCGGCGACACGCGACGCACGGCAGCGTTCTGATCCAGGCCAAGTAAAGCCGGTCTCGTGCTGGCTTCAAGCCGCGCAGACCGACCGGAGAACTTCCGTGAAGATGCCCCGCGCATCAGCGGCGCGCTCTGTTGCCCGCATCGGCTCGCCGACAAAGCGAATGCCGATACCCGGCAGATCACGCAGGGTATACACGTACCTGCCGTCTCCGAGCGATTGACGGAACACGTACTTCATCCCGCGGCGAAGGTCTGACATGGTGAGCGGCTTGACCGGCGCCTCCCCATCGGTGACTTCGCCGACGTTTACCAGAAGCTGGATGTGCCGACCGTTGCGGCCGTCCCTGCGAATCCGGCCGTGCTTTGAGCGAAGAATCTGCCGCGCGAGATCGTCGTCAGCCTCAAACGCCGGCGTACCGTCCACGTTCTTTACCTGAATCCCGCCTGGTTGCAGACTCCACCCCCAACAGTTGCCGGACCGGGGTTTGATTGGCCCCGGAACCAAGTATTTCTGAACCGCCAAACGTCCGGTCTGTGGCGACCCATAATCATTCTATACACGTCTGTAGCTGTTGGTCAACGGCGAGTTTCAAGAGTTTTTTCGTCCTCTGTAAACCACTAACAACAAATATACTTATAAGGCCGCAACCAGGAATCAACGGAAAGCCAAGTAAACAGCGAAACAGTCTCCGTAAACCACTTAAAACAAACTGATTATTTTTTCCATAAACACTCGTGCACAACAGCAGTATATGTGTCACAATCAATCATGGAAAAGAAAACGGTCGGGCGGCACGTAAGCGCCGTCCTAATCCATCACTTGGCCGCTACCGGCCAACGTGGGTTTCACCCGAACACACTACAGGCAATTTCCAACCACATGAAGTCCTGCCCGTCCTGCGCAGGCCTCTACCAGGCAGCCCGACGAATCGGCGGCGACGAGCTATCGGAAGTTCGGGCGCGCCTCCTGGCCGCCGAAATCGAGTTCGTCGAGGGCGACGATTGCGTGAACCCGAAGGGGAGGGAGAACGACATAGAGATCCTCTCGGACTACCGAGTGCGGGTGTACCGGAAGCGGTTGGCACGACCACTTGAGGTCGCGGAGATCCAGGCCACCCCGACCACACTGGCCGCCAAGGTTCGGCAGGCAGTCACGGGCAAGGGCCTCACCTTCCAGGTTTTCGGAGCCTAAGGGCTCCAGTAATGCGGCCACCCTCCGGGGTGCTGGTCTCAAGCCCAGGTAAACGCAGAGAGGTTTTACAACTGAATAGCTGGACCTGGTCGAACAAGATCGGGCGGACCGCAAGACCGGCCCCTGCAATCGGCTGAAAGCACGACGGCCAAGGCTGAACGGGCGATGAAGGCGATGACGGCGAGAGCCAGAGCCGGATTAGAGGAGCGGCTGACGCAGACACCAGGGGACAGGGAGAGTACCACGAACGGGAAGTCCCTCCGCGCTCCACGCGCGGCAGCAACCAGGGAAGGTCGGAGCCGCATGAAGGCGCCGCTCGGATGGGCTAACCGCCCGAACCGTGGGAGGACCGGAGTACGAGAGTCATGAACCGGGGAATCGCAGCAGGCGTTGAGGAATCGGACAGTGACCACCTGGAGCATCGGAAATTGGGGGCGGCACAAATCCCGCCCCTTAATGTGGCCACCTGACGGTGCCGGTCCCAAGCCCGGACAAAACACAGAGGGAATCACCAACCTGGGAGTACATCAATGTCACAGACCAAGGTTTTCACGGTCACCCGGAAGATGGACGACCATATTCCGCACCAAACGGATGTCTGGATCGACGGTCAGAAGCGCCGCTGGCGAATCCTGGAAATCCTCGACACGGAGATGTTCGGCACGTTCCGCGGAATGCGGATGTCGGTTCGGTTCGTCGCGGAGGCGCTGTGAACTTCGTTTGCGACGACGGCGGTAGAGCAGAGGCCGGGCACGCCGGAAAAGCTGGCGATTGCGTCACGAGAGCGATCGCCATAGCAACAGGCAAGCCCTACCGGGAAGTCTACGACGCAATCAACGGTCTCGCTGCGAACGAGCGCAGCAGCAGGCAACGGCGTGGCCGGCGCTCCTCAGCCCGGAACGGCGTCTTCAAGCAGACCTATCGGCGGTATTTGGATCGGATCGGTTGGCGATTCACTCCGACCATGGGCATCGGAACCGGCTGCCAGGTACACCTTCGAGGCGACGAGCTTCCCACGGGCCGCTTGATCGTCGCGCTCTCGCGTCACCTTACCGTCGTGATCGACGGAGTGATCCGGGACACCCATGATCCATCGAGAGGCGGCACGCGGTGCGTGTACGGGTATTTCAAGGAGGCGCTGTGAACAAGTATCTGGTCATTGGGGTCTACGAAGACGACGGCGCTCAGCGCTACGCGGAAGTGTTCGATGCCGACTCGCCAGCCGAGGCCGAGGCGCTCGCGCACGAGACTGTACTTGATCTACTCATTGCCGGTGTCATCCAAGCGCCGGACCTGAGCGTCGTTGAGGTGGTCGCGTGAGAAAGATAGTCCACTCGGCTCCGAAGGCAATCGGCGATGTGCTTACCGCGGTAGATGGTTCTCTCTGGCGCGTGACGGCCGTCGAGCCATTCATCGAAGGTCGCCGGTGGAGATATTGGCTCACGGTCGAGAAGGTGGTCGCGTGAAGATCACCGTGACCTACGACGCCGTCCTGAACCTGACCATCGTTCACGGCGTGTACCGGAGGGCCATCACGATCACCGGGCCGTGCCCACACAAAGAAGCTGTCGAGCTCGCGCGGGCCTGGGTTGAGTTCTCGGAGAAGGAGGCGAGATGATTCAACAATTCAAAGCCGCCCGCCGGGTGAGCACTCCACTGATCGCGGTGCGCACAGCCGATCCCGCGGCGACCATCGCAACCATCGCCAAGAGCTTCAACGGTACGCCCATGCTGCGCTGGAACATCGTCACCGGATTGGCCGGGATGAACACGGCCGGACAACAGGCGGTCTCCAACCTCAACGTCGATCCGACGACGACCACGAACCCGGTCGAGGCACTCGGGCTCTGCGGGCAGCTCCCCGGAAAGGCGCTGGTGTTCTTCGAGAACATTCACCGCGTGGTCGGAGAGCAAGGCGTATCCCAGGCCGTCTGGAATCTCCGCGACGAGTTCAAGCAGAACATGCGGACCCTGGTCCTACTCGCGCCCGATCTGACGCTCCCGGCAGAAATCGCCCAGGACGTGCTTCTGCTCGACGAACCGCTTCCGACGAACGATGAATTGGTCGTGATAGTCAAGGAAACGTATAAAGCGGCCGACTTGAAGCCGCCAGCCGACGACGTAACGGTGCGGGCCGTTGATGCGCTCTGTGGTCTCGCAGCTTTCCCGGCCGAGCAGGTCGCGGCAATGTCGATCACGCGCGACGGGCTGGACTTCGACGCCCTGTGGGAGCGCAAGCGGAAGATGATCGAGGCGACTCCTGGCCTCTCGGTCTGGCGCGGCGGTGAGACGTTCGATCAAATCGGAGGCTGCGAGAACGCGAAGACGTTCATGGGCCGCATCTTGAACGGCGCGGAGCCGCCGCGGGCCGTGGTTTTCCTCGATGAGATCGAGAAGCAGTTCGCCGGCACGGGTACTGACCTATCCGGCGTCTCAACTGAAATGACCGGGACGCTGCTCTCGTGGATGCAGGACAACGAAGCGAAGGGCGTCATCTTCATAGGCCCGCCCGGAGCCGCGAAATCGGCCATCGCGAAAGCCACTGGGAACACGGCCGGCATTCCGACGATTGCCTTCGATCTGGCCGGGATGAAGGGCTCCCTGGTCGGCGAGTCCGGAGCGCGTCTCAGGCAGAGCTTGAAGGTCGTTCAGGCCGTCAGTCAGGGGCGGTCGCTGTTCATCGCGACGTGTAACTCGATTGGCGTCCTTCCGCCGGAACTGAGAAGGCGCTTTACGTTCGGGACGTTCTTCTTCGACCTTCCGACCGCCGAAGAGCGCGAGTCGATCTGGCGGATCTACTGCAAGAAGTTCGGCCGCGGCGACGAGGTCCCCAACGACGAGGGATGGACCGGCGCGGAGATCCGGCAGTGCTGTGACCTGGCGTACCGGCTCAAGTCCAGTTTGCAGGAAGCGGCAACCTACATCGTCCCGGTGTCCAGGAGCGCAGCCGATCAGATCGACCGGCTGCGCCAGCAGGCGAACGGGCGCTTCATCAGCGCAAGTAATCCGGGAGTCTACCGGTACGACAAGACCGCGGGCGTCTCAACGACCGCGAGAACGATCAGCGTGGAGGATTGACGAATGAGAAATCGTGTCCGTGCCCTGCTGACCTACACGCGCGCCTTCGCGGATCACCACTTCCATGAATCGGAAGACGTGTTCCTCGCCGCCTTGCGCGACGACTGCCTGGAAATCCGCGAGCTCGCCATTCAATTCCGCGGCGAACTGATCGCCAAAACCGAGATACAGGAACGGCGCATGCAGTCTCCGCGCGACGAGTGAGCGCGCTTCCCGCGCCCCCACCCACACCAGACCTGATCGCCTTCACCACCCAAACAGGCCGGCTCCCGCGCCTGGGTGACGCCGTCGCGCCGTGGCGTTACCGCGGGTGGTTGCTCTGGTACGTGATTGAGATTCACGCTCGGCACCCGGACGTGCCGGACAGGTGGGGTTACTACTTCCGTACACGCGAAGCCGGCCGTCTGCTCGACGAGCCAATCCCGCAGATTCGGTTCCTCGACGGCCCCGACCACGAGGCCATGAAGCAACTCGATGGCGCGGTCTCGATCATCGAGCACCGCTACGGCTCGTTCGAGAGTTTCCGCCGTCTGGTCGATTGGTTGGCCTTCGCGCTGGCCGTATCCGACGAGGACCGCGGAATGGACCATGACACCGAAGAGAAGCTCTACCGGCAGTTCAACGTCGGCCCGGTCGTCGTCGCACCCTACGACCACCTTGGAACCATGCTCTCGGAGCGTAAGTCGAACAAGTGGAACAACACGGGGTTCTACCCAACGCCCCACAACGTCGTCGAGTGCATGGTTCAGATGACGTTCGGCGACGGCGACCACCGCGCGAAGACGGTCTGTGATCCGTGCATCGGCACGGGTCGGATGTTGCTCCACGCGAGCAACTACAGCCTGAGGCTGCACGGTCAGGACATAGACCCGCTTGTGTTGAGTATCTGCAAGATCAACGGGGCGCTGTACGCCCCTTGGATGAGTTTTTCATTTCCCAAGGAGGTCTTCGATGCCGTGCTGGAACAAGATTGAAACGACGCTCGACCTGAAGAACCCGAACCTCGACATGCTCCGGGCTGCGCTGGAAAACCTGGGGTTCGCGGTCGGCACTCCGGAGTATGCGCGACAGTTCGACGCGTCGCTCGTGGCGGATCACTACGGCAACCGGGTCTCGATCCGGGTCAAAACGGATGGCACGGTAGTGATCGGCGGACCGAACGGGGCCGCCCCCGAGCACGTGAACGCCGTCAAGCGGGCCTATTCGACGCAGATAGTCCTGGCCGCATCGAAGCGGTTTGGCTGGAACGTCAAGAAGGTCAGTGAGCGCCAGATGATGGCGCAGAGGAGGTTCTGAAATGATGCAACCCGACCCGCCGGGAATCACGATCACCAAACTCAACCACGCGCTGTTCGTGGTCGGAGTGCTCATCGTCTTGTTCTCGACGTGGAGCTTGGTGGCCGTACTCGGCACATTCGTCGCGTCGCTCCACATCCGGTTCTGCGTCAAGGACAAGGCCAAGGAGTTCGCTCAGATGGTCGCAGGAATCGCCGCGCCTAGCGAGCGCGTCAAGTCCAAGCTCACAGGGAACACAGAGGAATTCCTGGACATCCTGATTCTCAAGGCCCGCGAGGCGGTCGCCGAATGGACTCTGGAATGATGTACCTCGGAACGTGCGACTGCGGGGCGCGACACTACGGTGAACCCGTGGACGAGGAAACCGGCTACGAGACATGGGCCTGCTCGGTCTGTGGGGCCCGGCTCTGTGACGGCTGCACTCAGTTCCGTTGCGGGGGTTGCAGGCAGTGGTTTTGTTCGGATTGCGCCAAGCGAGTCGGTGACGTGTGGTTCTGCCCAGCCTGCTCGAACGAGCAAGCGACAACCGAGATCAAGGCGTGTGCGGTGGTTGAGAAACAAGCCGCTGCGCTGGCTTGGTCAATCGACCAGGCGCTCAGGAGGACAGCATGAAAGCGCCGAGCGGAGCATTCCGGTTGCGGCCCGACCTGAAAGAGCCTGGCTGCTTCCAGTTCGAGAGCAACAAGACCGGCGACTGGCGGCCGATCATGGCAGGCCTGGACGACGGAGACGCGGACATCCAGGTTGGCCGGTTAGTGAAGTTAGGGGCCGTTGTCCACGACTGCCGGAGGGAGAAAGCGGCATGAGCCGGATCGCCGTTCGGAAAACACGGGCGCGCTTCGAGACGGAGGCCACCTACCGAGAGCGCCATCTCTCAATCGAACTCGGAACCCACTCCCTGTTCATCCGGGAGAAGGGCAGGCGAACGGGCTACACGGTACCGTACGATTGCATCTTCGAAACTGGAGCCAAGATCGCCGCCCGCGTTGCGCGAGAAGAGAAGTTGTTGGCAAAAAAGCGAGGGAGAGCATGAACAACGACACCCTGGAGATCGAGATTACCGAGGACGGGACAATCAAGACGACGACCGGCAAGGTCAGCGCCGCCAACCACCAGAACGCGGAAGCCTTCTTGCAATTCATGGCACGGCTGGCCGGCGGCCAGACGACGCGCCAGAAGCGGCCGTACGCGCTGCACCACACCCACCAGCACGAGCACGCGAGGGAGAATCAATGAGCGCCGAAGAGACCCGGATCAGGCGCGAGCTTGGCGACCTGCTCGTCGCCGAGTACGCCTACTGGCGCAAAGTTGATAGCGAGTCTCTCATGGAGTTTTCCATGGGAGCCATGGGCGCGCTGTCCAACGTGCTCGCTGCTGAATTACTGGGCCTCAGCCCGGAAGCCTACCGCCGGCAGATTGCCGCGCGGGACGAGCGCCTTCCGAATTCCTAAAAACCAACCCCAGAAAAGGAGAGTCAATGGAAGCTACGACACTACCGGTGTCCCCGGACACCCAACCCCAAGGCAGCATCTTTGACCGCGCCGTGAGCCTCACGGTCACATTCGGAGCCATCGGAAATCGCCGCAAGATCTCGGCGTCCCAGGTCGATGTGGACGCGGACAAGGCGTGGATCGCGGCGTCCAAGCAATTGCTCGACTCGCCGGAGTTGAGGGCCATCCGCAAGCTCGACGGAGAGATCCGCACGTACCTGTACAAACTCTGCTTGCCGTCGATGATGAAGTCGGGAATCTTCCTGCTGCCAATGACGCTGGTCCCAAACGTGGAGAACACCCTGCACGACTACAACGTCAGCCGGCAGAAGCTCGTGGACGACTTCCTGGCCGCGTACGAGCAGCGGAAGCAGGAAGCCGCCGCAAAGCTCCAGGATCTGTACAACCCGGATGACTATCCGTCCGAGGGGAAGGTCCGGTCGGCGTTCACACTGGAGTGGCAGTACGTGACGTTCACTACGCCCGGAAAACTGCGCGAGATCAGCGCCGCTTTTTTCGAGGCCGAGCGCGACAAGATGGCCGCGAAGGTCGCCGAGGCAACGAACGAAATCCAGCAGCTTCTCCGCGCCACGATGCAGGAGCTGGTTACCCACATGGTGGAGCGCCTGGAGCCGGGAGCGGACGGCAAGAAAAAGACCTTCCACAAGACCACGGTCGAAAACTTGGCCGAATTCCTGCGAACCTTCGACGCCCGAAACATCACAGACGACCAGCAGTTGAAAGGACTCGTTGACCAAGCGGTGAGTCTGCTCGAAGGCCTCGATGCGGACAAGCTCAGAAGCAACGAATCCCTTCGCGCGGGAGTCCAGAGCAGCCTGTCGGACATCAAGGCCACCCTGGACACGCTGGTGGTCGAGGGCGCCAACCGCTGTATCACCTTCGACGAGGAGTAGGGACGCGCGTATCCCGGCACTCCATTGGGGTAGGTTGACACGGCAGCACCTGTCGTGCCAACCTGCCATACAGTGCGAGGACCGAAAGCAGCAAGCGACGTTCCCCGTGTCACTTCAGAGGAGCTCGCGACCCTCGGCGCAGCCGTGAAGGTAATCAAGAAGCTTTGGAGAACACCCCATGGCCGGGAAATGGTATTGAACTATTTCCCGAAGGATCTCACCATGTCTTTGAAGGGGAGTATCTCGGCTAGGACACGAAGAACGTATTCTGGCCCGAAGAAAGTGTTTCGTCCGTGTCCGTACTGCGGGCAAGACTTCAGCGCCCGCGAAATGCGGGTTCACAAACCTCGCTGCCCCAGGCTAAAATAGCCCGCCAACCCCCACCAACGATTCAATTTGCCCCGCTAAGGAGAACCAAAACATGCAGATTGCATTTAGGAAAGCTGTCAAGAACGATGCCCGCGCCCGCGTTGCGCTGGTCGGGCCGGCCGGCAGCGGAAAGAGCCTGACGCTACTCAGGATTGCCCGGCTGCTGGCCGGCAAGGACGGCGGTATTTGCGGAGTGGACACCGAGCACGGCGCCCTGTCGAAGTACGCCCCACCGGACGGGGGCCTGGCCGACAACGTGTACACATTCGATTTCGATGTCCTGGAACCGGACAGCTTCTCACACGAGGTCTTCCTGGAGTCCCTGGCCGCCGCCGAGATCGCCGGTTATGTCGTGTTCTTCTGCGACTCGCTGAGCCACTTCTGGATGGGAAAGGATGGCGCCCTGGAGTTCGTCGACACCCGCAGCAAGAAAAGCGGCGACAAATTCGGTGGGTGGAAGGACTGGCAGCCCAACGAGCGCCGGATGGTGGATCGGATGCTGGCTTCGCCGTTGCACGTCATCTGTACGATGCGGACCAAAAACGAGTACACCACCGAGGAGTTCGTGAACCAGCACGGCGTGAAGAAGACGAAGCGCGTCAAGGTCGGACTGGCACCGGTGCAGCGAGACGGGTTGGAGTACGAATTCGATCTCGTCGGAACGATGACCGAGCACAACGAGTTCGTGCTGGACAAGACCCGGTGCCCACAGATGCCGAAAGTGATCGACCAGCCCAAGGCGACCGACTTCCAGGTGTTCGCGGACTGGCTCAAGGGGACACCGCGCCAGGCGCCACAACAGAACGGGGCCGTGAACGGCCAGCAGAACGGCGACGACGCCACCGAGAGCGTCAGGGCGGCCTGGGCGCGGATGACGGACCGGAACGCCGCCGCCGAGGTACTGTCGGATCTCCTGTGGCAACTGGAGGAACTGACCGGCTCGAAGGACGCTGGCGCGGAGATTCTCAAGGCGCACGCCGTCGAGAACGTAGCGGGCTGTTTGCTGCTCAACCGGAAGGACGTGAAGCAGGTCGTTCGCGATCTGGTTGAGAAGATCGCCGAGGCTTCGGCGCACGAAGACCGCGAAGACTGGGTGCCGGAGATCATCGGATCGAACGGGCCGAAGCGCGGGCTGACACCTGCGGATTTCACGCCCCTCGAACTGAGCGTGCTTCAGGCGTGCTTGTTCCGCGGGCAAGGCATCAAGCCGGTGGACTCGGAGGCGTGGCTCGCCACCTTCCAGGGGACCAAGGAAGGCGCACTCCTAGCAGCCAAGGATGCAGCGGACAAGAACGGAGCGGGAGCATGAATCTCTCTGTCTCAAAGTCGCTGGCGAAGGCCGCGGGCTGTCCGCGGTTCTTCGCACTGTCGCATCTTTCCGGTGGTGCGCTCACCACTCAAAGTCGGCCGGCGGAAGCCGGCACCGACTTCCACCGCTACCGACGTGGTTATGTCGATCACCTGATCGCCACCGGAAAACACTCCGACCAGGAATGGATCATGGGCAGGCTCGAAGCCTTGCAGATCGGCGAGTGGGCGCTCCCCCTCGTGCTCGACGATATGGAGACCTTCTCGATCGACCCGAGGAAGGTCTTCGCCGCCGAGTTGTTCCTCTCCGTCGATGAGCAGTTCCGTCCACTGGACATGCGCATCGGCGGAACTCCTGGGGAGAGGCCGGAGGCGGCCCTTGCACACGGCACCATCGACCTGCTGTCGGTCCACGGCGCCGAAGCCGTGATAGACGACTACAAGACTGGGTGGGGTGCGATGGACGAGTACGAGGCGCTCCACTACGCCACGTTGGTTTTCGCCCACTTCCCCTGGGTGGAAGCCGTCCGGTTCGACTGGGAGTTCATCCGCGCCAGGGCACCCAAGAGCGTGAGCTTCCAGCGCGGGGACATGGAATGGATGCAAGCCCAAGTCATTGCCGCACGTCGACACATCGGGTCGATCATCGATGCCTTCGGACGCGCCGAAGAGATGCCTGTCAACCCCAACGCCGGATTGTGCGGTTTCTGCACGTTCACGTGCCCGCTGCGGGCCGACGTCGCCAAGGGAACCCTGGACATCGGCCCATTGCAGACGACCGAAGACGCGCGCGCCCTGGCGCTTCGCCTGAAGGCCGGGAAGTCCTGGGTGTCGAAGGCGGAAGACGCACTGAGAACCTACCTCCAGAACGCCGGCAAGGTGGACTTGGGAGGCGGAATGGCGGCTGAGCTCGTGCCGGGTGAGCGAACGGAGTTCGCAATGGACAAGGTTCTACGGCTGTTCGGGTTCGGTGATTTGCCAACCGTCTCGCCGGACTGGGATATTCCGCTCGGCTCCCTGACGGTAAGCAGCGCGAAGCTGAAGTCGTTCGCCAAGGCCAAGAAGCGCGCCGGAATGCCCGAGGCTCTTCGGGTTATCGCCAAGATCACCCCCGCCTTCACGCTGAAGCTGAATGGAGACAACGATGCAGAATGTAGCCCTTGAGCGCGGGCTCCCATCGAACCTGGAAGCCGAGAAGCTCGTGCTCGGATCGGTTCTGCTCGACGACACCAACTTCCCCGTGGTCGCCGGTGGCCTGGGGCCGGACGACTTCACCACGGAGGCGCACCGGCGAATCTTCTCGGTGATGCAGGTCCTTTGCGAGCGGGGCGAGAGGATCGACCGTATCACGGTCTCTAACGAACTGCTGACACAGAGAAAGCTGGAAACCGTTGGCGGCCTCTCCTACCTCGTTACGCTCGACGACGGCCTACCGCGCCTGTACAACCTCGACAGCTACATCCGCCTCATTAAGGACAAGGCCATCAAGAGGCGCCTGGCATTCGCTGCCAACAACATCCTCAACGAAGCCCTCATGGACCAGCGGCAGGGAGATGTGCTGGTCCAGGAGGCGAGCGACAGAATCCTGGGTATCAGTCAGGAATTGCCTGGCAGTGACCTGCTTTCAGCCATGTCCATCATCGAGAACTACCCCGGCGGTCTCCAAGGCTTGCTCGATCAGGGAACCGTTTCCAATGGAGTGCGGTCCGGGTTCCGCACGTTCGACGAATTGACAGGAGGCTTTCAGCCTGGGGAGTTGTCGATCATTGCAGCGCGTCCAGGTGCGGGGAAAACCGCCATGGCACTGAACATCGCCGCCTACGCCGCAGTGTCTCAACGCAAGGCGGTTGCGATCTTCTCGCTGGAGATGTCACGCGTAACGTTGATGGTGCGAATGATAACGGCGGCGGGCCGGGTGGACTCCCAAAAGGTGAGGGGTGCCATGTTGAACCAGGATGAGAGGAGGCGGCTCAGCCTAGCAGCGACGGACATTGTGGAGTCGAAGTTGTATATCGACGACTCAGCCACGTGCTCCGTGATGGACATACTTTCCAAGCTCCGACGCCTCAAGATGGAGCAGGGCCTGGACCTGGCGATCATCGACTATCTCCAACTCATGGATACCGGCCGTAGAGCCGACAACCGCAACCAGGAACTGGGGATCATGACCAGGGGCCTGAAACTTGCGGCGAAGGACCTGAACGTCCCCATCGTCACCCTTTCGCAGTTGAGCCGCGGGCCGGAAACGAGGGAAGACCACCGGCCCAGGCTCTCGGACTTGAGGGAGTCGGGGAACATCGAGCAGGACGCCGACGTGGTGGCGTTCATCTTCCGAGAGGAATACTACAAGCCAGACCGGGAAGACCTGCGTGGCTTGGCAGACCTCATCTTGGCAAAGCAACGGAACGGTCCAACCGGCACGGCTAAACTGGTGTTCTTGCGCGACTTCACGCTGTTTGCGAATCGCGCTGAGTTGGATGTCCCAGAAGAAGCCGAGTAGCTTTTTGCCGGTTCTGGGTTAACAAATTCGTGGTTGGGATGATAGAATAATCGCAGTTGGCCTGGTTCCTGGGTTCACAAATGAAGAAGGCAGGTTTGAAGACGCGTGTTTTGACAGGCGACAAGAGTCTCCTGGTTGATGTTCTGGGAGCCCTGGTTTCTGAGGCCGTTGTGCTTCAGGTCGTAGAAGAGCGCGAGCGGTGCGCACGTCTGTGTGAGGTCTACGGTCGCAATGACATCGCGCGAGCCATCCGTCAAGATAGCGTGCGTATCAAGCACCGCTACTACGGGAAGAAGCGAAAACCGGCAAGCGGGGAAATGTGTCACAAGGCACAAGGCTTGGCGATTCCAGCCTGACCAGGCTGCTCGACGACCTGGCGGATCGCGTCGCCGAGCGAGTCCTGGCGAGACTGCGACCGGATGCGGGACAGCCACGGTTAATGACCGTCCCGCAGGCCGCGGAGTACCTCTCGCGGTCAGAGTATTCCGTGCGCCACATGGTGGCTGCCGGCAAACTGCCGGCGGTCAGGCTCGATGGTCGGGTCTTTCTGGACACAAAAGACATAGATCGGGTCATCGACGAGGCGAAGGCAGCGTAATGACGCGGCGCCCAAGCGGAACTGGCTGCCTCTACCGTCGGGGATCTGTTTGGTGGATCAAGTACCACCGAAACGGGAGGTCATTCCACGAGAGCGGCGGATCCACTCGCGAAGAAGCCTTGCGGCTGCTGAAGCGTCGGTTTGGCGAAATCGTCACCGGACAATTCGTTGGCGGTATTGAGAGAGTCGCCGTCCGCCAGTTGCTCAACTTGCTCATCGAGGACTACGAGCGCCACGAGCGCAGGAGCCTGAAGTCGCTGCAATGGCGGGTGACGAAACACCTGCTACCGGCTGTCGGCAATATCCGAGCCGCAGACTTCGGCCGTACGAAGGCTCAGGCGTATATCGACGCCCGGCGGCGGGCGGGCACCAGTAACGCTACGATCAACCGGGAGCTCGCGGCACTGCGGCGTGCATTCAATCTTGGGGCCGCTCAGGACCCGCCGCTCGTCTCCCGCGTCCCACACATACCCCACCTACCAGAAGACAACGCGCGCCAAGGGTTCCTGGAACACGAGCAATACCTCGCCCTCCGGGACGCACTTCCGCAGCACCTGAAGCCGCTCTTGGTGGTCGGATTCCACCTTGGGAACCGACTCGGCGAACTACGGTCGCTCCGATGGGACCAAGTCGACCTAGCCGCCGGCGAAATCCGCCTGGCCGGATCCCAGACCAAGAACAAACGGCCGCGAACACTCCCGGTCTACGGCGAGATGAAAGCGTGGCTGGAGATGCAGAGGTCTCTGAGAGACCAGAAGTGGTCGGCGTGCCCGTGGGTCTTCAGCTACATGGGCCGGCAGATCGGCTCACACCTGAAGGGCTGGAGTAAGGCCTGCGCCGCCGCGGGAGTCCCTGGCTTGCTGTTCCACGACCTCCGACGATCCGCAGTGAGGAACATGGAGCGCGCAGGCATTCCACGCAACGTGGCCATGTCGATCACTGGGCACAGAACCGAGAGCGTCTACAGGCGGTACGACATCGTGAGCCGGCGAGATCTGCAAAGCGCCGCCGCGAAGATGGAATCGTACATGGGGCAGCAACCTTCGGTAGTTACAAATCCGGTTACAGCCGGAGAGAAGGTGCAGTGA